CCTCAATTTTTCTCCGGGGGAAATTTTAGGGGTGGCTAGGGTGCGGCGCCGGGCATCGATTAACATTCCGGAGTGGTGAGCCGGGACTCCTTTCAAGGGTTATCGACGTCGCATCTTATCGACCTCTAAAAGTTTACTTAAACATATTCGAAAGGAGGTCTTTAATATTGAATACCTTAGAAAAACTCAATCAAAAGTCATCAAGAAAAAGACCTCCGGCAACCACACCAGAGGCAAGAGAGAATCAACTAATAGCTTTAGCCGTTGATGTTGCTGAGAAACAGTTAATAAATGGAACAGCAAGCTCACAAGTGGTTACACATTTTTTAAAACTCGGATCTACAAAAGAAAAAATTGAAAAAGAAATTCTTGAACAACAAAAAGAATTAATTAAAGCAAAGACTGAGTCAATCCAATCTGCTAAACGTATTGAGGAATTATATATTAATGCACTCAATGCGATGCGAGCATATTCTGGTAATAAACGAGGTGATGAAGATGATTAAATCATATAGAGAACTTCATAGTTTAAGGACTTTCGAGGAACGCTTTGATTATTTAAAGATTGGTGGGGTTGTTGGCCGAGAGACTTTTGGTTTTGAGCGATACCTTAACCAAAATTTTTATCGATCAAGGGAATGGAAACATACTCGAAGAGATATTATTGTTCGTGACAATGGTTGCGATCTTGGAAGTCCTGATCGAGAAATTTTTGGTCGTATCATAGTTCATCACATCAATCCAATTACGATTGAAGACATTGAACACGGAAGAGATTGCGTCTTTGATTCTAACAATTTAATTTGCACATCACAAAACACAAGTAATGCTATTCATTATGGAGATGCATCATTATTAATTAAACTTCCTCAAGAACGCCGGAAAGGAGATACGCAATTATGGAAAGTAGTATATTAACATCAATTAAGAAGCTCCTCGGTATTGAGGAGGAATATGAACACTTTGATTCTGATGTTATCATGTATATAAACTCTGCATTTATGAATCTTAATCAACTTGGTATTGGATCAGAAGAAGGATTTAAGATTGAAGATGCTGAAGCTATATGGGAAGATTTTATAAGTGAAAGAGGAGATCTCGAGGGGGTTAAGTCTTATGTATTTTTAAAGACTCGTCTTATTTTTGATCCTCCTCAGATGGGTTATTTAGTGGAGGCAATTAAAGATCAGATTAAAGAACTTGAGTGGAGACTCAATGTTCAAGCAGAAGGAGGAGGTGCTTAAAATGGTGAATAAAATAATTAAAGACGCAACAGATAAAGAACTTGATGAGTTAATTATTCGATTGCGTAAAGAAAATGAGGTTCAATACCTTCTTAAAAACAATAATCGTAAAGATGAAAACAAAATAGCAGACAAATCAAAAACCATAAAAGAATCAACTGATGAAGAACTTGATATTCTGCTCAGACGATTAAGAAAAGAAAACGAAGTTCAAAATTTGGTAGGCGATCTTAAGCGAAAGAGTGCGCCTAATAATTCTCTCGATAATTCTATTTCATATGATAGACCGGAGGTTAGTACTGAAGCACCAATTGAATCCTTATATCACAAAGTAGATGATACACTTGCTCACTTTGGTATTTTAGGAATGAAATGGGGAGTACGTCGTCCGACTGGTCCTGATGGGTTAGTACGATCTAGTGGTAAAAGTAAAAAAGAAGTAGCTGAAGATTTTAAAAAATCAAGAGAGGTTAAGGCAAAAGGGTATAAGAATATCTCAACTGAGGAATTAAAAGAACTTACCAATCGGATGCAACTTGAAAAGACTTTAAGGGAACTCAAGGTTAGTGACTATTCGAAAGGCCTTGACGTTGTCAAAGCAATAACTGCTGCTGGAACGACCATTGCCGCTCTTTACGCAGTCAGTCAAACACCATTAGGTCAAAGTATTAAGAAAGCAATAAGTAAAACATAAAAAGGAGGAATAATCCAAATGCAAAATGAATTACAACATTTTGGTGTTCTCGGAATGAAGTGGGGAGTTAGAAGATATCAAAACCCTGATGGGACTTTAAGTGAAGCAGGTAGGAGTAGATATAGTCGGGGTTTTGATAAGGATATTAAATCGTTTAAACCATTTGTTAAAACTGGCATCCGAACAAAATCAGGAAAACAAGTCCTAACGGGTAAAGAAGTTCAAACTCAAATTAAAAACTTAGAAAAATTAAAAAAAGACCTTATTGCGAAACTTGAAGCTAAAGGTGTCAGAAGAGAAAAAGTTAATAAAATAAGAAAAGAAATGTCTTTTATGGACAAAGTTATTTATAATAAAGCAACGGCTAAATATGCAGAAGGACTTATAAGAAATCGTGGAATAGATAAAACAACAGCTATGAATGCGGCAAAAGGTAAAGCGTGGGTTAATACTGCTTTATCAGTTGGAACTGTTGGTTTGTATTTACCCTTTGCACTGATAGATCAGTACAAAACTACAAAAATATAATAAAAAGGAGGGTAATTTATGAGTTTATCAAATACCGCAACTCCTAAGTATTACGCTCAGTTTCGTGATGATGTACTACGAGGAAACATCCCCGTATGTAAAGAGATCTCAATGGAGATGAATCGCATAGATGATCTTATTGCAAATCGAGGTGTTTATTACGATGAAGACGCAGTCGAGGGTTTCATCGAATATTGCGAAAGTGAGCTAACTCTTACGGACGGCGCCGATTTGATACTCTTAGATACCTTTAAACTTTGGGGAGAACAAATCTTCGGTTGGTATTATTTTGTTGAGCGAAGCGTTTACGAGCCTAATGCTGATGGACATGGTGGTCGTTATGTTCGTAAGATGATTAAGAAACGTTTGATTAATAAACAATACTTAATCGTAGCTCGTGGCGCTGCCAAATCAATGTATGGAGGATGTATTCAAAACTACTTTCTTAATGTTGATACCTCAACAACACATCAAATTACTACAGCACCAACCATGAAACAGGCAGATGAAGTTTTGTCACCAATTAGAACAGCCATTACTCGAGCTCGTGGTCCTCTCTTTCAGTTTTTAACCGAAGGATCATTACAAAATACTATAGGATCAAGAGCTAACCGTGTAAAACTTGCATCAACTAAAAAAGGAATAGAGAACTTCTTAACCGGTTCACTCCTTGAAATTCGACCAATGAGTATCGATAAATTACAAGGTCTAAGACCAAAAGTAACTACCGTTGACGAGTGGCTATCAGGAGACATCCGAGAGGATGTTGTTGGCGCAATTGAACAGGGCGCCTCTAAATTGGATGACTATCTCATTATTGCAATGAGTTCTGAAGGTACTGTCCGTAATAGTTCGGGCGATACCATCAAAATGGAACTTATGAACATTCTTAAGGGGGAATATATAAACCCCCACGTTTCTATTTGGTATTATCGTCTTGACGATATACAAGAAGTTAGCGATCCTGCTATGTGGCCAAAGGCTAATCCGAATCTTGGTAAAACTGTTACGTACGAAGCTTATCAACTCGATGTTGAACGTGCTGAAAATGCTCCTGCTACACGAAATGATATATTGGCAAAAAGGTTTGGTATACCAATGGAGGGTTATACCTATTTCTTTACTTATGAAGAAACATTACCTCATAGGAAAAGAGAATTTTGGTCGTTACCATGTGCCTTGGGTGCCGACCTTTCGCAAGGAGATGATTTCTGCGCATTTACTTTTCTTTATCCTTTACCCCGTAATGAGTTTGGAATTAAGACAAGATGTTATATTTCATCGTTAACATTAAAGAAACTGCCAGGAGCAATGCGAATTAAGTACGATCAGTTTATTGAAGAAGGTTCTTTAATGGTGATAGAATGTATGGTTCTCGATATGATGGATGTGTATGATGATCTTGATAAATATATACAAGATAATCAACTCGACGTTCGTTGTTTTGGATTTGATCCATACAACGCTAAAGAATTTGTAACACGTTGGGAAGCAGAAAACGGGCCGTTTGGCATTGTGAAAGTTATTCAAGGGATAAAGACAGAATCCGTTCCTCTTGGTGAGCTTAAAACACTATCTGAGGAACGTGTATTAATTTTTGATCAGGAACTTATGTCTTTTGCAATGGGTAATGCAATTACACTTGAGGATACAAACGGTAATCGCAAACTTCTTAAAAAGCGATACGATCAAAAAATTGATAGTGTTGCTGCTTTAATGGATGCTTGGATTGCGTACAAGCAGAATAAAGATTCATTTGAGTAATATTTTATTAATGAAAGGGAGATGTATAATGGAAATTTTAACGAACAGAGAAATTGGATATCTTGATAACATTAACACTGAAACAGAAAAAATGAAATTAGGAACAAAGGTTCAGGAAATTATTGAAGCTGTAAATATCGCCGAAGGCGAACAAGGACCAGTAGGACCAGCCGGACCAGCCGGAGAACAAGGACCAGCCGGAGAACAAGGACCAGCAGGAGAACAAGGACCAGCAGGAGAACAAGGACCAGCCGGACCAGCAGGAGAACAAGGACCAGCAGGATTAATTGGGATACCAGAAGGTACACCAGTTAATGCAGTGAATGCAACAAAAGTGCTGTCAATTGACGGTGTAGTTATCGACGGAGAGACCATGACAACTGATAATGCTGAAGTCGAAGGAGCAGATATCTATGAGTTCGCCGCAGACATAGCTTTAAGTGTAGGAGCAGGAAATATTGCTGTTGATATCAATGATGTTACAGTAAAAGCAACTGATGATTTAACGATAGATACAAATCCGACACCTGGTGACACAATGACTATCGGAACAAAAGTATTTACATTTGTACCAAATGGTACTGGTAATGCGGATGGTGAGATTGACGTTGAAGCACTCCTTGCTGATACACAAATAAATATCATTGCAGCAATTAAAGGTACGGATGGTCATAATGATCCGCATCCTTTAGTTACTTGTGGCGAAGCGTTTGCGCTTGATATTTTGGCAATCACAGCTTTTATTGGCGGTGTTGCAGGTAATGCTATTGCAACTACTGAAACGTTTGCGGCAGAAACAAATATATTTAGTGCAGCGACTCTTCAAACGGGAGAAGATTGTTCAGCTACAGATGCTGTTACAGCTTTAGTTGCTGCTATCACGGCATCTGATACGCAAGGTGTAGGAGCGGTTGATGGAGAAGGAGATACTATAGAATTAACCTCCGATATTGCTGGTGTTATCGGTAACGGAATCGCGATTGATGAAGATATGGCTAACGGAGCATTTGCAGGCGGAGCAGTAGCTTTGAGTGGTGGGGTAGATGGTACCATTGGTTCTGATGGAGAAACGATGAAAGATGCTACTTATTTGTATATATCTATTCTTGAGAATACAATAAGTAATAAAAATTGGCGCCGCCATGCTCATGGAGCCGCATATTAATTGAAGAGAGCATAGCAGATTATATTTAATTTGCAAAGGAGGTGCTGCTATTGAGCGAATTACAACACTTCGGAATCCTTGGAATGAAATGGGGAGTTCGTAGAACACAAGCCCAGCTTGCTCGAACTGAGCGTAAAGATGTTAAATGGGTGACCAAAGGCAAAGGGTCTAGGATTACAGAGAAAGCTCGAAAAGCTTCTTCTGTACAAGCAGAGACATATGCAAGAAGCACAGTAGGACAACTACGTACCACTTCTGGGAGAATCAGTAAGACTTTTATTAATCAATATAATCAAAAACTCGCACAGTTAATGAGCGATAGAGTTAGAGATGTTTCAGCGCCTTCTGGTAAGCTTCTTAAATATGTGGCTAAACGAGGCGAGATAGGAGTTCATACAGCTCTTGCAGATCAAGGTTATAATATGAATCAAGTGGCGAAGGGTATTCATGCTTCTGGGCGAATTGCTTATAAACAAGATATTATTCGAAAAACCTAGGAAGGAGGGAGATTTGATTGCCAGAACTATTAACCACAAGACTTAAACATGCCTGGAATGCGTTCCGGAGTCGGGATCCCACGGTCTCTTCCGAACATCGAGAGATTGGTTATGGTGCTTATAGTCGACAAGATAGAGTAAGAATGCATGTAACTAATGAACGATCTGTCATAATTTCAGTTTATAATCGAATAGCACTTGACGTTTCCGCTGTGAATATGCAACATGTTCGTCTCGATCAAAATGGGAGATTCGAAGAAACAATTCTTTCCAGTTTGAATTACATCCTTACGTCTGAAGCTAACATAGATCAAACAGGTCGAGCATTTATACAGGACATTGTCATGTCGATGTTTGATGAGGGTGTTGTAGCGGTTGTTCCAGTTGATACAACTATGGATCCAAAGATTTCTGGATCATTTGACATTCAAACGATGCGAACAGGACGAATTATATCCTGGCATCCGAGACATATACGTGTTCGGCTTTACAATGATAATAAAGGGATTCAAGAAGAACTCACGCTTCCAAAAAGTACAGTTGCAATTATTGAGAATCCTTTATATTCAGTCATGAATGAGCCAAATAGTACATTAAAACGCTTGCTTAAGAAGTTATCTATTCTAGATGCCATTGATGAACAAAGTGGCTCTGGAAAGCTCGATTTAATTATTCAGCTTCCGTATGTTATTAAATCTAAAGCCCGAAAAGAACAAGCAGAAGAGCGTCGGAAAGATATCGAGGTACAACTTGCTGGTTCTAAATATGGAATCGCTTATACTGATGGAACCGAACGAGTTACTCAGTTGAATCGTCCTGCTGAGAATAATCTTATGACACAAATTCAATATCTAATCAAAATGCTTTATAGTCAGTTAGGATTAACTGAAGAAGTGTTTAATGGCACAGCAGACGAAAAGACTATGTTAAATTACAATAACAGAACTGTTGTACCAATTTTATTAGCAATTATTTCTGAGTTTAAACGTAAATTCCTAACCAAAACAGCTAGAACTCAGCATCAATCTATTATGTATTTTAAAGATGTTTTTAGTCTTGTTCCGGCAAATGAACTAGCTAATATTGCTGATAAATTTACAAGGAATGAGATTCTTTCATCAAATGAAATACGAGCCATTATTGGCTATAAACCTTCAAGCGATCCAGCGGCTGAGGAACTTCGGAATAAGAATCTTAATAAGGCTACTATTTCTGAAGTTGAAGATAATATTGATTGAAAATTTAAATAATAATTTCCTCTATTCGTGATAAAGTTAAGGAGATAAAAGAAACCCTTAATTCCGCGACAGAAGATATATTGAATAAAAAATAGCTCAACATTGTTGGAAACTTGCCAAACTGAGCTTGGCAAAATTAAAATTAAAAGTTAGGGGGACATACTTATGTCAAAAACCAAATATGACTTTGGTGGATATGCCACTAAGAGTGATCTTAAGTGCTCTGATGGACGTGTAATCCTTAAAGATGCATTTAAAGATCAGGATGGTCAAATGGTCCCGCTTGTATGGCAACATCTGCACAATGAACCAGCCAATGTTCTTGGCCATGCTGTTCTTGAAAATCGTGAAGATGGTGTTTACTGTTATGGCAAGTTTAATAATACAGAAGCGGGAAAGAATGCAAAAGAACTTGTTACTCATGGAGATATTTCTTCATTATCTATCTATGCTAATCAGCTCAAAGAGCAGGCAAAGAAGGTTATACATGGAGCTATCCGTGAGGTAAGTTTAGTACTTTCCGGAGCAAATCCCGGAGCATCGATAGACAACCTTAGTTTTGCTCATAATGATGGAACTTGGACGGAAGATAATGCTGAGGCTATTATCTATACTGGTCTTGAGTTTACTCATAGTAATGATTCTACAGGCAATAAGGAAGATAAGACAGTTGTTGAGGTTTTCGAGACTTTTAATGAGGATCAAAAATCTGTTGTTTATGCTATGATTGGTCATGCTGTTGATGAAGTTAAAAAAGACGAATCTCTTGGTTCTAAAGAAGAGGTTATTGATAAAGCTCTTCAGCATGCAAAAGGTATTGACGCTACAGTAAAAGATGTTTTTGATACCCTCAATGAAGATCAAAAAAAGGTAGTTTACTATTTGATTGGAGCCGCTTTGGAAGAGGCGGGTACTGAATCCGGAACTGCCAAACATTCAAATATTGATGAAAAAGGAGAATTAATTATGAAAAATAATGTGTTTGACCAGTCAACTCAGGAATCTTCTAAAAATACTCTGACACATGATCAGAGGATTGAGATTCTCAATGATGCAAAGCGTTTTGGCTCCCTGAAGGAAAGCTTTATTGCTCATGCTGAAGAGTATGGGTTTGATCCTATTGGTATTTTATTTCCAGACGCAAGAGACGTTGAGCCTGGTGGTCCTGTTACCATTAAGCGTGAGGACGCTTGGGTTGATGACGTTCTTGCTAGTACTAATCATACACCATTTGCAAGAATCAGGACTCGTATTGCTGATCTTACGGTTGATGAAGCCAGAGCAAAGGGTTATGTAACCGGTAATTATAAAAAGGAAGAAGTTATTCCTTTGCTTAAGCGTGCGACTACTCCGACAACCATTTATAAAAAGCAGAAACTTGATCGCGATGATATGGTTGATATTACTGACTTTGATGTTGTTATTTGGTTGAAGAAAGAAATGCGTGGTATGCTGAATGAAGAGATTGCTCGTGCGGTTCTTGTTGGTGATGGTCGTATTGTTGGTGATGAAGATAAAATTAACGAGGAAAATGTTCGTCCAATCGCTAAGGATGATGGTGCAGTCTTTGTTCACAGAGTTGAGGTTGAAGCGGAAGATACTACAGACGAAATTATTGACGAATTTATCCGGGCCAGGAAATATTATAAAGGTTCTGGCGTTCCTGCTCTTTATACTTCTACGGATCTTCTCACTGATATGTTGCTCGTAAAGGATAAAATGGGTCATCGGATATATAAAACTGTTCAAGAATTGGCTTCTGTTCTGCGTGTCAGTAAGATTATTGAAGTTGAGCCTATGAATGAAGCAGTACGTATGGTTGGCGAGGTAGAACATCAAATTCTTGGTATTGTTGTTAATCTTAAAGACTATACCATCGGTGCAAATAAAGGTGGAGAGGTTGCAATGTTTGACGATTTCGATATTGATTATAATCAACATAAGTACTTGATTGAAACTCGTATCTCTGGGGCATTAACAAAACCAAAGTCTGCACTCATTATCGAAAGAGTTCCGGCCGAAGAACCACAGTAATAAATCAATCATTTTAATAATGCAATTAACCTAAATTTAATTTTATTTTATAAAAGTAAAGGAGGATTTTATCATGGATAAAGTCTATGAACAGGCAAAAGATGTACATGTAAGAAACATTTATGTGTATACAAACGGTGAAGATGCATATGCTTACTCAGATGCTGCTTGTGAAGAAAAAATAGCAGCGGATGTATTAAGTGATCTGTTTATCAAAGGTGTTATAATCAACGATGATGGTGGTTTATTTAAACCAACAGGTTTTGTAGTAATCGAAGAAATTGGTTATATAACCTATATTAAACCGGATGAACAGACGCCCACCACCGCAGTACTTACTACTCTTTATTCTGAAGAATACGAAGAGCAGTAATAACTTCAAAATGGAAGTGAGGTAATAAGATGGCAAAGTTTTTTGGATCAATTGGTTATGCTGAGACAACAGAAACTGCGCCTGGCGTGTGGACAGAAAATGTTACTGAACGTAATTATTTTGGTGACGTTTTAAAGAATACACGACGTTTGGAGGCAGGGGAAAATCTTAATGACAACTTAGCAATTAATAATATTATCAGTATTGTTGCTGATCCTTTTGCCTATCAACACTTTCATGCAGTGCGATACGTTAAATGGATGGGGGTCTCTTGGAAGATTACTAATGTAGAAGTCCAGAGGCCCCGTCTTATCTTGACTATAGGAGGTGTATACAATGGGCCAACGCCTGCAACTCCAGAGTCTCCTTGAGATAATTCTGGGGAGTCGTAATGTATATTTTCAACCTCCGGAAACAGTCAAGATAGCATATCCTTGTATTATTTTCAGGCGTAGCAATATTGATACTGGTTTTGCGGATGATGCTTTATATATTAAGAACAAACAGTATCAAGTAATTGTAGTTGATGTAAATCCGGATAGTTTAATTCCGGAGAAGGTTTTAAATTTACCTATGTGTCAGTTTGACCGGCATTATACGGCGAATAATCTTAATCACGATGTTTTTAATCTTTATTATTAATTAAGGGAGGTTTATTTTTATGAAACTTATATGGGATGTAATAGGTGAGAGGATTTATGAAACCGGTGTAAAGAATGGTGTTCTTTATCCTAGAAGTGCTCTTGGCACTTATCCACTTGGCGTTGCTTGGAACGGTCTTTCAGGTATTACTGAGAGTCCAAGCGGTGCCGAAGCTTCACCGATCTATGCAGATGATATTAAATATTTGAATCTGATTTCTGCTGAGGAGTTCGGTGCTACCATTGAGGCTTACACTTATCCGGACGAATTTGCTGATTGTGATGGATCTGCTGACATTGCTACCGGTGTAAAAGCAGGACAGCAGAAAAGAGGCGTTTTCGGTCTTGCTTATAGGACTGCTCTCGGTAATGATGTTGATGATTTAGATCATGGCTATAAACTACATTTGATTTACGGTGCTATTGCGGCACCTTCAGAAAAAGCTTATGCTACGATCAATGATACTCCAGAGGCGATTACGTTCTCTTGGGAAATTACAACTACTCCAGTAGAAGTAGTAGATTTTAGACCTACTGCCTCTTTAGTTATCGACTCGACGAAGGTTGATGCTGATACCCTTGCTACTCTTGAGGATATTCTATTCGGAACAATAGCAGCAGATCCTCGTCTTCCATTACCAGATGAAGTAGCAGCATTATTTGCTGTTGGCGCACCAGCTGCGATAGCATTGTCATCAATTGATCCTGACGATGAAGACATTGATGTTGCCATAGATACAACTATTGTTCTTACGTTCAATAATGCAATCTTGCATGAAGCAATTGTTGTCGTGGATGAAGTCGGAGATATTGTTGCTGGAGCGAAACTTTGGGATGCAACAGACAAAATCCTTACCTTCACTCCAACTGTTGATCTTACTAATTCCACTGTATATATTGTTACTATCGGCGGCGTAGTGGATATTTATGGACAAGCGCTTACAGCTGTAGCTAAGAACTTTACTACAATTGCAGCCTAAATAATTAACTTAATGCAGAGAGCCGTATTCAGGGATAAAGGGCTGGCGGCTCTTTATTATTAAAATTAAAATTGAAAGGAGAAATTATTATGCTTAAGAAAACCATTACTTATATAGACTTCGATGGAAATGAGAGAAAAGAGGATTTTTATTTTAATCTTTCAAAAGCTGAAGCAATGGAAATGGAACTTGGCGTTACCGGTGGAATGACACAGATGCTCGAGAAGATCGTTGCAGAAAGAGATAATAAGAGACTTATAGAAAACTTTAAAGAAATTATACTGAAGTCGTATGGCGAAAAGTCGCCCGATGGTAGGAGATTTATTAAATCACCTGAACTCTCTATTGCTTTTTCACAAACACAAGCCTATAGTGATCTATTTATGGAGTTGGGGGAAAAAGCAGATATGGCCGCTGCATTTATAAATGGTATTATGCCTAAGCATGATGGTTCTAGCAGAAATCTAATACAAGGACCACCTCAGCAAAACAGTAATCCATCACAAAGACCTAATAGACCTATTTAGGTTTTAGGGGATATAAAAAATTTAAAAAGGAGGCGAAGAGAGAGTGTTACAATTAGAGGTACCTGAAAGAGAATCATATGACGAACTTACGTCATCGTTCATCACGATAAAGAAAGAGTCTCTACAGCTCGAGCATTCTCTCATCTCTCTTTCAAAATGGGAGTCGAAATGGTGTAAATCCTTCCTTAATAAAGAACAAAAGACCATTGAGGAGACGATTGACTACATTAGATGCATGACGATCACACAAAATATTAAATTTGAAGTTTACCTCAACCTTCCAAACGAGATATTTGATCAAGTTGAGGAATACATAAATCTTCCTATGACGGCTACGTGGTTCAGTAATAAACAGAGTACTCAAAAAAGTCGTGAAGTTATTACTGCAGAACTTATTTATTACTGGATGATTGCTCAGAATATTCCGATGGAGTGCCAGAAGTGGCATCTTAATCGATTACTTACACTTATAGATGTTTGTAATATTAAGAATCAATCTCCTAAGAAGCAGGGGCGTAAAGATATGCTGTCTAGTCGGGCAGCTTTAAATAAGGCGCGTAGATCACAACACAACACAAAAGGATGAATATAAATCCGGCAGTATAAAGGAGGGTCAACATGGTAGTAATTACGCATAGAGGTAATTTTAAGAATACTGAAAAGTTATTAAATGGCGCGAAGAAGCTGGATTATAAGAAAATTTTAGATCTATATGGGCAAGAAGGAGTTCGTGCGCTTGCTTCTGCTACTCCTGTTGATACCGGTTTAACAGCAAACTCTTGGAGTTATACAATCTCGGCTACAAAAAGTTCATATGTAATTTCCTGGACAAACTCTAATGTTAATAATGGAGTTCCAATTGCTATTCTCTTACAGTATGGTTATGGAACACGTAACGGTGGTTATGTTCAAGGACGTGACTATATTAATCCTGCGCTTCAACCAATCTTTGATAAGATTGCGGACGCAGCATGGCGGGAGGTAACTAAACTATGAGTAGATCGATTGACGAGCGTATCGTAGATATGCAATTCAATAATCAACAATTCGAATCGGGTATAAAAGATAGTCTTGGCTCTCTTAATAAACTTAAGAAGGGTTTAGATTTGGATGGAGCTTCTAAAAGTTTATCAGGTCTAAGCAATGCCGGTAAGAATTTTTCACTCGCAGGAATTGCTGAGGGGGTCGAGAAGATTTCTAGCAGGTTTACTACTCTAGGCATTATAGGTATAACCGTCTTACAAAACATAACCAACTCTGCAATAGAAGCCGGAAAACAAATGATTAAGTCTTTAAGTACTGATCAAATAACTGCAGGTTGGGGTAAATATGAACAAAAGACAGCATCTGTTCAAACTATCATGAATTCGACTGGCAAGAGCATTGATGAGGTAAATGGTTATCTTGGAAGATTAATGTGGTTTTCGGACGAAACAAGTTATAGTTTTACTGATATGACAGCGGCACTTTCACAAATGACAACTTCGGGTGGTGATATTGATAAACTTATTCCATTAATTACTGGCGTTGCAAATGCTACTGCTTATGCTGGTAAAGGTGCTTTAGAGTTTCAAAGATCGATGTATAATTTAAGCCAATCTTATGGAAGTGGCGCGCTTCAATATATAGACTGGAGAAGTTTAGAACTTGCTGGTGTTGCTGGAAAAGATTTAAAACAAGTTTTAATCGACACAGGTGTTGAAATGGGTAAAATTGCTAAAGGTGAAGTTACCTTAGGAAATTTTGCCGAAACATTAAAAGATAAATGGGCCGATACATCTGTTATGGAGGTTGCTTTTGGGAAATTTTCTCAACTTTCAGAAGAAACATATAAACTTGTTGAGGCTGGTCAGTATGATACAGCTGCAGAAGCTATGGAAGCATTAGGCGGAAAATTTTCTGAAATTGCCGAAAAAGCATTTAAATCTGCACAAGAAGCTAAGTCATTTTCTGAAGCAATAGCCGCTACAAAAGATGCAGTTAGTTCAGGATGGATGGCCTCATTTGAACATATATTTGGCAATTATGAAGAAGCTACAAAATTATGGACAGCTGTAACTAGTGAACTTTGGGACATCTTTGCTAGCGGAGCAGAATCTCGAAACGAAATGCTTGCAGCATGGAAAGCAGGAGATGGTAGATGGGATCTAATTGAAGGCGCGTTTAATGTTCTTGAAGGTATTAGAGAAATTTTAAGACCTATAGGCGAGGCTTTCAGAGACATCTTTCCTTCAATGACAGCAGAACGATTACTCGAGATTACAAAGAATTTTCGTGATCTTACAAGGAACTTCAAAATAGGAGAAGAAACTGCTGATAATCTTAAACGGACATTCAAGGGTTTATTCGCTTTTCTTGATATTGGAAAACAATTCTTTTCTGCAATTGGAAAAGGAGTAGGAACATTATTAAAAAACTTACTTCCTGCTGGTCGTGGATTACTTTCCTTTACAGGATCAATCGGAGACTGGCTTGTGGCTCTTAATGAGACAATCAAGACGGGAGATGTATTTAACAAAGCATTAGAGAAGATCGTTAAAGGTATTGAATGGGTTTCGGAAAAAGTCAAAATTGGTATAACTACTATCATTGATTTCTTCAAGTCTTTTGGCAAAGTTGATTTAAGCGGGATTTCTTCTTTCTCTGAACGAATTAAAATAAGATTTGAACCTCTTACAAAACTTGGTGAATTTATAAGTGGGCCTTTTTCTAAAATGGTCGAAATACTTAAAAAAGTGGCGCCCATCTTCTATAAAGTTACTGAGATTATAGGTAAAGCCTTTGGTAATCTTCGTGAGAAATTAGGGACAGCTCTTGATAATAGTGACTTTAACTCGTTCTTCGACATCTTAAATAGCGGGTTGTTTGCAGGTATTATGGTTGGTATAAGTAAGATTAGTAATAATTTAGGCAACTTTACAAAATCAGCAAGATGGTTTCTTGATGGTATTACCGAGTCTCTTGAGGCTATGGCTTTAAAATTAAAAGCGGCTGCTCTTCTTAAAATAGCTATTGCTATTGGTGTATTAGCTGCTTCTCTTCTTTTATTGTCTATGATTAATTCCGAGAAGCTTACAATGGCTTTAGCTGCTATAACTACACTATTTGTTAATCTTTTTGGCTCATTAGGAATCTTTGAGAAGAGTATGGCTGGTACGAAATTTATAGGGCTTAATAAAATGGCACTTGCAATGATTGGTATATCTGTTGCTATTCTTATTTTATCTGCTGCATTAAAGAAATTAGAGGGCATTGATCAAGAAGGAGTTACTAATGGTCTTGTTGGTATTACGGCTTTAATGGCAATGTTGATTGGATCAATGAAAGTACTTTCTGCTAATACTGGTGCTTTAATAAAAGGTACCGCTGGTTTTGTTATATTTGCGGCAGCTATAGTAATTCTTACCAGCGCTGTAAAGAAACTTGCGGAACTTGATCCAGCTAGCTTAGCAAAAGGTCTCATTGGTGTTGGTGTATTAATGACTGAACTTGCCCTATTTATGAAAGTAACTAACCTTGATGGCATGGGTGTTGGAAAGGGTGTAGGGATCTTACTTTTGGCAGTAGCTATATCTATATTGGCAATTGCTGTAAAGAAATTTGGTGGACTTGACACTAGTGTCCTAATTAAAGGATTGATCGGTATTACGGCTGTTTTTACGGCTCTTGCAATATTTGTAAATGCTACTGGTGATGCAAAGAAAGTGATATCTACAGCGATTGGTTTAACTATTCTTGGCGCGGCAATGCTTATATTTGCTAGCGCGATTGAAAAGATGGGTAATTTATCGATGGAGCAAATTGGAAAAGGGCTACTTACAATGGGTGCTGCGCTTGGTATTATAACCCTTGCCCTTCAGTTTATGCCAAAAAGTACGATAAGTATTGGTATTGGGCTTTTAGCAATAGCTGCGGCATTACTTATCCTGTCGACAGCACTAAGTAACATGGGGGGAATGTCTTGGGAAGAAATAGCTAAAGGACTTATTGTTTTAGCTGGTTCTTTAACTATTATTGCTGCAGCAATGTATTTCATGACTACAGCTTTGCCAGGTGCGGCAGCATTATTAGTTATTTCAATAGCACTTACCATATTGGCTACTGTATTATCGAAACTTGGAAATATGTCACTTTCAGAGATTGGTCATGCATTACTTACTTTAGTTGGTGTATTTGTTATTCTTGGAGTAGCAGCTCTTATCTTAGGTCCTGTAACGCCAATTCTTTTAGCTCTTGCCGGTGCAATTTTATTATTTAGTGTCGCGACATTAGCTGCAGGAGCAGGGGTATTACTATTTTCTACAGGATTGGCTGCTTTAGCCGTTTCTGGTACTGCTGGTGCAGCAGCACTTGTGATTATTGTAACGAGTCTTTTAGGATTAATTCCGATGGCAATGGAACAAATTGGAAAAGGCATCATTATATTTGCAAGCGTTATCAAAGAGGGAATTCCTGCCATTGCGGAGGCTATGAAGGCTGTTTTGCTATCGATTATCGCTATTATTATCGAAGTAACGCCTGAGATTATAGCATGTATAATGTTTCTCTTGATAACATTACTTGTTGCTCTTAAAGATGCTGTTCCTAAAATGGTAGATTCCGGCTTAAAACTTATTGTTGGTATACTTAAAGGTATTGCTGAGAATATCGATGAAGTAGTAGCTGCTGGTATTGATGTAATATTAGGGTTCTTAAAAGGCGTAGAGTCCAAGCTTCCTGACGTTATTGATTCGGCATTTACATTAATTATAGCGTATATCAATGGGTTAGCAGATGCTATTCGAAATAATCATGATGCTATATTTGATGCTTGTGAGAATTTAGTTGATGCTATTCTGGATGCCTTTAAGTCTTTAGCTTCTAGATTTACAAAAGTAGGAGAAAACGTAGTTACAGGTTTGACTGATGGTATTAAAAACACAATAGCTAAAGCTAAAACAGCCGCTTCAAATTTAGCAAACAATATAGCTACTACTTTTAAAAATATTCTTGGTATTAAATCTCCGTCAAAAACTTTCCAGGATTATGGTTTGAATATTATTGAAGGTTTAAAAGCAGGCATCAAAGATAATACGCCTAAAGTTGTTAAAGAGACTGAAACTATGTCTAAAAAAGTTAAAGAGGCAGGCTTAAAAGAAACTGTTGCGTGGATAGAAAAACGCAAGTATTATAACCAATTAAGTTTGAAAGAAGAACTCGCTACTTGGGAGAAATTACAGAAACGGTATAAACAAAATTCTGAAGAACGTCAAAAGATAGATAAAGAAATCTATAGAGTCAAAAATGAATTGATGAAAGAGGAATACAATCAATCAATTGCATGGATTGACGAAAAGAAATTTTATAATCAATTAAGTCTTAAAGACGAACTTGCCGCCTGGGAAAGAGTGCAAAGTAGATATTTGGAAGGCACTGAAGAGCGTAAAAGAGCGGATAGAGAAGTATATACACTCAAGAACAATTTAATTAAATCGGAGGAAGAAGAAGGGAAAAAAGCATTCGATCACTCAGTTAATTGGATTGATGAAAAGAAATATTATAATCAATTAAGTCTAACTGAAGAACTTGCTGCTTGGAAAAGAGTGCAAAGTAGATACTTAAAAGGCACCGAAGAGCGTAAGAAAGCAGATCGAGAAGTATACAGAGTTAAAAAGGAACTAACAGAGAAACAAACACAAATTGATGAAGAATACTATACAAAATCGCAAGAAATTAATAATAAGTTAAAAGATAATATTAAATCTCTTCGAGATGAGTATATAAATGCGGTCGAATCAAGGGCTGATTCTTTATATAGTTTTGCTGGATTATTTGATGAATTTAGAGAGCAGCAGAAAATAAATGGTGATAGTTTAATTATTAATCTCACCAATCAAGTTCATGCATTTGAGGCTTGGCAGAGAAATATTAATTCGTTAGCAACAAAAAAACTGCCCGACAAGTTAATGGAAGAACTCAGAAGTATGGGTCCTAGTTCAGCAGCGCAAATTGATGCTTTAAATCGTTTGAGCGCGCCAAAATTAGAGGCCTTCGTATCGCTATGGCAAAGAAAGTATTATGCAGCCAATAAACAGGCTACAAGTGAACTTGAAGATATGCGTATAGAAACTAATAATCAAATAGCAGCCTTAACATCCGAAACAGATAAAGAACTTGAAGGTCTAAAAAGTATATGGGCAAGACAAATATTATCTTTAACTATCACTACTGTCGAACAGTTTACGGAGTTAAATACTGAAATAGGAAAATCAGTTAATATCCTTAAAAAAGATACAGCAGAGGAATTTGTATCTCTTGGGAACAGTATCAAGGAGGTATTTGTTAATAATGAATGGACTGAAGTTGGATCTACCGTTATAACAAGTATAGCTGCGGGTATTAAAAATGCAGTTGCTCATTTAGTTACTGTAACAAAAGAGACTGTTATTATGGCGGTAACCGCTGCTAAACAAGCTCTTAATCAGAGAATCAATGAAGAGGGTTTTATAGATCTTTCACCAACTATTAGTCCTGTACTTGATTTAACGGATATTAGCGAAGGACTTAGAGCGATATTTGACAAAAGATACTATCTTTCGGTAGCAACTACAGGTATTAAAGCAGCAAATATATCAACAAGTTTAGAAGGGCCAAGTAATCCTGGTCCACCAAGGGCCGGTATAATAAATAATGAAGATTCGAGCAGTTTAACGATTAAGAACTATTATACTGTACGAGGCGACAGCGATATTCGTAAGATTAATCAAGATTTGAGGAACACTTTAGATCGGTATAATAATGCGAAAGGGGTGTTGGTGCCGTGATAGGTAGTTTTATATTTAATGATATAGAAAGTAGTGCATTTAGTTTGGTTTGCAAATCAGTTAAGCGGCCATTACTCCCAGCAGTCAAAGTGAGTCGAATTGAGATATTAGGCACTTCTGGTGTTCATGATTTTAGCGAGCATGAGTATTCTTTAAGGCCTATAATAATGCGTATAATCTATATTGGTACAAGTTATGAGGAATTACGTACAAGGGCTCGTAGTATTGCCGCTTGGTTGAGCACAAATGTGTGGGCTAAATTAATCATCAAAGATGAAGACGACAAATATTATTTAGCTAAAGTTACAAGTGAAATAGATTTAGAAAGTTTATGGGAATCCGGCACGGCTGACATCGATTTTGATTGCCAGCCCTTTGCTTATTCTGTAGATGAGTCTATATTTAGTTTCTTAGCAGTGGCCGTAACACCTTATGAATTTACTAACTTGGGGACTCGACTGATTAATTATCGGAGCCCTCAGGGTAGCAAGTTTCTAATAGAGGTTGAAGGGACATGGACGTCAATAACGTTATCTATTAACGGAAAAACGTTAACGTATCCAGAAGAAGTGCTTGTAAGTGATATACTTACGATTGATAGTATTGAAATGGAGGCTACTTTAGGAGAGGTTAACGTATTTGGCGATCTTACTGGCGACATTGACGATTTCTTCACTTTAATTTCTGGGGACAATACACTTACTATTGATGGTATAAATTTTGATGTAGAAGTAACTATTAAGTTTATTTCATTATGGTTATAGGGAGGAGATGGCAAAATGATTAAAATTTTAGATAGTAATTTAATTAGGGTTGGTATCATTAAAAACGCCATCTCTTCTGGTCGTCTTGAAGAGATTAATGGAGAAAACACCTTAGATTTCACAGCAATTTTGGATGCTAAGTTGAATGCTTTTATTGATGAAAATACTATATTTGAACTTGACAATGAATATTTTGATATTGCACGCTTTAAGAAAGATACAAATGAAGATAATACTTATACTCTTGAAGTTGAAAGCGAGCATGTTTCTTACAGGTTAAATGATCCTCTATTAAACGTTGAATACTTCACAGAAGAAGGAACGCCAACTTATATTTTAGGTCAAATCTTAGACGGTACTGATTTCACGATTGGAACAATCGAGTATGAAGATGTAATTACATATTCTGCGCAAGAAGCAAAAAGTCGTAGAGGCTTATTAATGGAGTTTGTTGCATATTTAGGTGGTGAAATTTCTTTTTCGAACTTCGAAATTAGTATAGTAGTACACAGAGGTAGTTCGGTTGTAAAGTCAGTGATCAAAGGGAAGAATGTCAACGTTGTAAGTAAAATCTTTAATAAAAGACAAAAGGATACGGACGGTAATTCTATTGTATCATATTCTTGTGAGCCAATTTATTTGCCGACGGATAACTATACTCTCGGAGACGAGATCTTATTAATTCAAACGGATTTAAATATTCGAGAACAATTAAGAGTGGTGTCTTTAAGATATAACCCATATAATAGTCGAGAAGTAACATTTCAGTTCGCCAATTATGTAAATGGTTTGGCGGATCGGTTATATCATATAGAGACCAGTACAGTAGTAAAAGATAAAATATATAATGGTACTCGAATAGGTCCTGAGTTTGGATTCGAGGCCATTCGTAGTGATAAGAAAGCACGTGCATATTTCCGAAGTGATGGTATGGCGATGCAAGCAGGCGATGGTGTGGGTAATTATGCAAACAAACTATATTATGATTATAATCCTGAGACGGACGAAACCATATTAGTTTTTGATGGCATATTATCAGCACAAGTTATTGAAGCAGTTGCGGCAACCATTGATATTGTCGTATCTTACACCATTATTACCCAGAACCTCTATGCTTCTGATGGACGTGTTACCAAGTTAACGGTTGACAGACTTTTAACAGGTAATGTACTTGACGGTGATGAATATATATACTATATTGATATTCATGATCAGTATGAAAAGTTTATCGAAGCTCATCGTAGGGATGATCTTCCTCAAATTCAATATACGAATGCAGAAGATGAACTGCTATACTGGGCTGATGAAGAGCATGAAACTATGGGAATAGAGATTACTGATTTTCCTGTAAAGGTATATCAATATGATTTATTGGAAAAAATGCAACTATGTTTTGAGATGGTTGGAGCATATATGGTACCTAAAATTATGCTTGGCGCTGGTGATGGTATTTTAGAAAAAAGTGGAAAAGCTGAAATATATAAATCTGAATTAGGATTATTTATTAATTATTATAAAAATACTACTTCAGAATTACGTCAGATAAAATTAACAAATGATGGAATTGTAATGACACCATCATTTTTAATATTTCCAGACACAACAAATGATGCCCAAGTAAATGCAGAATCTGAAACAACTTTGCAAGGAATAGATATTAGTTTTAAAAATACAACAAGAGTAGCTTTTGATGTCCAAATAGATGTAACTGCTTCAGTGGCAATGACTGTAACAATTAAGGCTAGAATTGCAGGGGAGACACATAGACAAACAATTAAATATTTTGCAGGGGCATATAAAGATCAAGTTGTTTTCAATGGAATATTTGATATTGTTGCTGTTGGTTTAAAGACTGTAGATTTTACAATTACTCCAAGTTCAGGAACAGCTACTATTGAAATTGGAGAATATCGAATGATGTTAACAGTAAGAGATGCAGAAGCAACAGAAGCAGCTGGATGGCCGGAAGCGAATGTCGAGGATGCAATAACTTCTATAGCTGCAAAAATATTAGATTCGATTTTGGTAGTATTACCAACCGATATTCAGGTAGAGTCAGAAGATACTATAAGCTTAATATTAACAGATGATGTGGAGGTGCAAGTAACATGATAAATGAAAAAATTAGTGGAATTAATATCAAAGGACAAGCTAGGATACAGCTTTTTGAAAAGGGTAAAATTATAAAAGATATTCAAAAGGAAAATTTTATTGGGGCGCCAGGTAAGCGTTGGCTTATGGCTTGTGCACTAGGGCAGTTACGAAGTTATATAGAAGCCAACGTGACTCGCAAAAAAGGTTTTTTATCATCAAATGATATGTTCAATAGGCTTGTACTGACAGATAATGTGGATGAAGTTTTGCAAACTGTTAAAGTAATACCCGGAAATGTTATCGGATGGGCTGATAATGAACCTTATGCGTTAGGGGATATAGACCGAGGCACGATTAATGTCGGTGAGTCAGTTTTTGACCCGGATGCATTAACGCTTAAACTCGTTTTTGATTTCGGCACAGATAAAGCTAATGGTACATTTAAAACTGTGGGGTTTCGAAGTTATTATGCTACATCAGACTACAATGTGAAAATATATCAAGAACTTACTGCTGCTGGAAAGGGTTGTTGTATTAATGGAACCGATATTTACTTTAATTATTCCACTAGTCTATATAAGTTTAATGCAACTACAAAACAGACAGTACAACTAAGTAATATACAAAATGGGAGCGTTAAGGGATTTGCTTATTATAATAATAAAATATATTATATTTATGATACCGGTACTTATGATCAGGTTTGGGCGTATGATTTAACTACTGACACTAATTCGCAGATTGTGCAACTACCTGATGATGATAGTTATGGTATATTATTTGATGGGGCTAATTTTTATCGTACCTATAGTTCAGGCGCTTATCGTTTATACAAGTATGATACAGATTGGGCTTATATATCATTTTCAGTTCTACCCGTCGGATGGACACACGATATTAGTATAGTAAATCCGGGTTGGATTATGAAACCTGATGGCGAAGAATTAGATATGTCAGATCTTATAACCACAAGGCAAAATGTAATATTAGCAGCAACTAATAGTCAGGTTGTAAAATACGGAGATAATTATTATAAACCAAATTTTGCTGTATTTTATCCCTCTGTATATGAGAGTTCTACTGATACGGGTTTTGCGCGAGGAAATAATTGTGGTCCCCAAACTGGCTTCGGAGCATGGCAGGGATATCAAAATATGGGGTCGTGTATAGTCTTAGATACCGCAGTAACAAAAAACGATACTCAAACTATGAAGGTGACATACACTTTTAGTATTACATTATAACTTTATATTAGGTTAAAAAATATGATAGAGGGGAAACAGAATATGGAAACATGGATGCAAATGATCATAACCGTTGTCTGTTCAGTTATAGCATCATCGGGTTTTTGGACATATGCTCAGAAAAAAGTCGATCGAAAAGATGTTACTCGAGAGATGCTTCTTGGTCTAGCTCATGACCGTATTATATATCTTGGTTTACAGTATATTGATCGTGGAGATTGGATTACACAAGATGAATACGAAAATCTCAATGACTATTTATATAAGCCATATGGTAAAATGGGGGGCAATGGTTCAGCAAATCGTATAATGAAGGAAGTAGATAAGTTAAGGATTATCAAATCAACTTATAACTACAAGGAGGTATATTCGGATGATAAAAGAAAAATATAGATTTAATAAGCTTACACCTAGTGAGTTTATAGGCGAAACAAACGATCCGAAACCGATAGTATCAATTCAATTTCCTGAGAATAATGTTTTACCATTATCAGAATATATTGAAACTGATGGTGAGGGCAATATAATTGACCGTTGGATATATGATGGAATTCGGTGGAATTTAAAAACGCCTATAGGAATAACATATCTATATAATAGATATACTAATAATGGTGCAATATCAGTAAACATTGAAAATGTTACTACTTCATGGATGTTAAAACATATATCATTACATTTAAGTGGTGTAGGTGTAGGCGGAAATCTTATCGTTACAATAAATAAAGGTGCGGGCGTAGTTTATGATATATTGCTCGATGTCCAAGATATGACTGATATTCGTGATTATTTGAATGTTTTTGAATCGGAAATAATGTTTGAGATCACTGATACATTAGATATTGTTTGGGCTAATCCTAGTAATTTAACATATGGACTTGAAGTAGCTTATATATCAGTATAATTAAAAAGTTTAGACTCTATAAAGTAGGAGGCTTAATAATCTAAAAAAGAAGGAGGTGATAGTATGAAATATTTGAATGGAGTACGAGCAACGAACGATGCTGCCCTTATTGCTATTCAAGCCAAGACAGATAATCTCCCCACAGATCCTGCGGATGAGTCTTTAATAGAAGCGGCTATAACTGCAGCGCACGCTACAACCGATGGCAAGATAGACACAATAGATGCAAACGTTGATAGTATATTAGCGATTACCGGTGCACCCGTTAGAAAGGTAATAACATTTGCTGATACAGGTGCAGACGTACCTGTCTTTACAGTTACTGGTGGAGTCCGGGTTAAAATAATCGTAATATGTACTACTAGTTTGGCATCTGCTGCCGGTTGTACTATAGGTCTTAAAGCTGGTGATGGTGAACTTATACCCGCAACGTCTTCTACAGATCTTATAGCTGGAGAAATATGGAACGACGCAACTCCTACATTGATGCTGGAAAGATATTATGATGCAGTTCTTGATTATGTCATAGGAGATGGCACTGATATTTCCATTGACGTTGAGGATGCAAAACAGGTTGATAGTGGGGTACTTGCTTTCAATCTCACATTTGAACCTATAACTGCAGATGGCGCTGTAGTTGCCGCTGCATAGTTGATTTTATAATCATCTTTACAGTCTAAATAATAGGCACATAAGGAGAAAATATATAAAAAAAGGAGGAATGTATAATATGAACAAGATTAAATTTGGTAAATGGATAGTCCTTCTCGTAATTATTCTTAATATTATTTTTACTGCAGTTGTCTTGTGGGTCTTTTGTCGAACTGGATCAGAACCATCCTCTTTAATAGGTGCATGGTTTGGGTTTACAACAATTGAACTTTGGGCTCTAGCTGGAATTAAAAAAAAGGAGGTAGAATGCCGTGAACAAGACGAATCTGGGATTGGTGAAATTTGCAAAAAAAACACTAGTTGAAAATTGGGGTTATGTGAGAGGTACATATGGTAAAAAGCTTACAGAAACAATTTTACAGGAAAAAATTGAACAATGTGGTACTCATGTAACGAAGTTTCTTGATTTTATCCGGAAAAACTACATGGGAAGGCGTACAGTTGACTGTGTGTGCTTCATAAAGTCCTATATTTGGTGGGACGATGTTAAGGGAGAGCCAGCATACCAAAAGTATATAAACGGCATTCTTGTGGATGTCACTGCAGATAGTATGTTTAATGCCGCAAAGGTAAAAGGTAGGATTGCTACAATACCAGATATTCCTGGGGTTTGTGTCTATAAAACGGGGCATATAGGTATATATGCAGGTCATGGACAGGTTATCGAGGCAAAGGGAACCGTTGATGGTGTTGTACAAACTTCCCTGAAAGGTATAGGCTCGAGTAATTGGACGTTCTGGTTTAAATGTCCATATATCGAATATATTAAAGAAAGTGAACTTATACAGGCAGTAAAGTTTATTTCTGCGAATATTCCCGGAGGGCTAGATATTGCTGGCTGGACAGGTAGTAATAATACTTGGAAGGCGGAATGGGTAGATACCTTAATAATAAAAATAGCAGATGCTTGGAAAGGAGAAAAAATATGAAAAATAGATTGAGTCTTGCTTGGTTGTACGCTGCACTTATTCGTGCAATTAGAACCGTTGCACAGACGGCACTTGGTATGTTTACTGTAGGGGCTGCTATGAACGAAGTAAACTGGAAGTATGTAATATCTGTTGCTCTCGTAGCGGGTATATATTCGATCCTGACAAGTCTCGCAACGAATCTTCCTGAATTAGGGGCCGATGGAGTTCTTCAAATCGATACTTCTAATCCAGCAAAAGATATTTATCGTTTAACACTTAATAACGAGCTTGAAAGTTTACGAACGAAAACATCTATTACACTATCTGTAAACGCTTCTGCAAAACTTTCGCAAGAATAACTTAGCCTTTAATGAATGAAGAAAAGTTATTTGAAAGGAGAAAGCGTATGAATATATTCACTAAACGAAATAAGAAAACTAATCTTGAGATGGAGATAGACTCAATTTTAGAGTATATGTCAACAATAAAACCTGAATCAGATGGATATACCGCAATAGCGAGTAATTTGGAAATGCTTTACAGGGCGAAGGGGAATGAAAAACTCTACCGTGTAAGTCCAGATACGATTGCTATTGTAGTATGTAGTCTGATAGAAGTGTTGTTAATGTTGCATTATGAAAAAATTGGAGTAATTACATCAAAAGTGTTAGGACGTATTTTAAGAGGGCGTGTGTAACAACACGCTTTCTCTTTTTATATTTTCCTCGCAGAAATTACATACTATATAATGAAAGAGATGGTTAGTTGAAAATAGTAGACTAAACGCAGATGAGCATGAGCTATGCGCTCAATAATAGGCATTCTGTACATCTCTTTTATATATTTCGCTAAACTTACAAAGCATATTTTAAAAATTTTTGAAAGGGGGATTATCATTATGAATGATAATACATTTAAATCTATTATAAAGGAACAACTGAAACGTTGTACAGATATTCTGACACATAAAACGATGGAGTATGCTACGAACGATAGATTACATAATTTTAAAGTAGCTGCGGCATTACAACTTACCACACCAAAGAATGCTCTAGCAGGTATGTTAGCAAAACACACAGTATCTATTTATGACATGTGTAGATCTAATAATACCTATTCAATAGAGAAGTGGGAGGAAAAGATTACTGATCATATGAATTATCTTATTTTACTTCTGGCTATTATTAAAGAGGCTAAAATCAATGATGAGTCCGCTATTAATAATGGTGATTGGTGAGATAATTGAAAAAATTTAAAATTAATCGCGAATAAAACATATGCTCTAATAGAAATCATATTTTGAAAGGGGAATCATTATGAAACTTACAGATATAATTGTATCGGTAATAATTAAGAGAGGAATTATTTATGAGGCTCGGAATGTAAATGTGGAATTTACAATTCCAAATATAAAGACGGACCAAATAGATTTAAGTCAGCTTAAAGGAGTAAAGATACAATTCAAAGCAGATCATATGATACTCAAAATTGATAAAGAAGGAGGAGCTTAGGCTTCTTTCTTTATATTTTTAAAAGGAGTTGAATTTATCCATGGAAAAAACGAAATGTGTTAAATGTGGTGTGGAACTTAAATGGGGCGGTTTTGCCTATAATCAAGATACTTGTTGGGCATGCTTCAAAGATATAGTGCTTCTTATATTGTCTAACTTACAAGGCGAAGAAAGAGAAGCTATAGTTTGGATGATGTCAATAATGGCCGAACGTTATGATTGTAAATGGTAAGTCGCGGCGTTTACAAGGCCTCTAATGAAACTATATTTTAAGGAGGAATTATTATGAAATTAAATTCGAAAGAATGTAAGAAAGCATTGAAAAGATACAGGGGGAAAAATGACATAGAGAAACTAGCAATAAAGATATTATTAGCTAGAAGCGAAGATGTCGTTGATATGCCTGGTATACAGGATATGGGTAATAAACGAATTGACGAATTAGCAAACGTAATAGGAAAGATTAGAAGTGATATAGGGATCGAGGGAGAAGTTTAGGCTTCTTTCTTTTTCGTAGTAAAATAGAACTTATACTGAAAATAAAAAATTGAAGGAGGAGTATAAAATGACTATTTTAGAAAAGAGCAACATTATTAGAACAGTGTTTATGGATGGTGTAAAAGCACAACTTAGCCAGGAATGGACTTGGGGAGCAACCGCGGTCATTGGATTACATCAAGGTCTTAAATACAAAGGAAATATTAAGACGGGTATATCTGGTGGATTAGCGGTTCTGATAGTGCTCGCTGGCATGAACGGTGCTTACAACATTGCATCGCATTGGGATAAAATTAAAAACGTTCTTAAGGAAAAAGAGGAGTAAAATCCTCTTCCTTTTTACTTCGCAGTTAAAACAAAGCTTATAATGAAAATAAAATTTGAAAGGAGAATTATTATGTTCACGACAAGTGATAAAGTAGCATTAGGAATCTGTGGGGTTGTAGTCCTCACAGGATTGGTAGTAGTACAAAAAGCATGGAAGGGAATAATAGAAATTCGTGAAAGGAACGTTTTATTAATGAAAATTACAAAAAGACTTGGAGAGAAGATATTAAAGTCAGAAGAGGCTGAATAAGCTTCTCTTTTTTACCTCGCGAGAATTGCATAGGTTATAATGAAGAGGAAACAACGTAGTAATACGAATGTTGGTACCAAAGAGAAGGTCCCCGCGTTGTTTAGTAAGAGGAAGCAGTTGGATACTCGCTGACACCTCTTTTTATATTTCGCTAAATTTATCAACGTAGCATAATGTTTTTGGAGGAGAGGGTTTATGATGAAGACTATAGTTTTTATTAATAATTTTATCTTGAAAGGAGGAGAGTTTATAATGAAGGTTATAGATTTTATTATGATTTTTATTAAAAAAATGAAAGAAAAAAAAGAAGCTTTAAATATTTCAAGTCTTATGATGGTATTTGCACACACGACTAAGTCGCGAGAAGAATTATGTTATTTGGCCTTCGTAGACAAATTAACGGATAATTATAACCGGAATATGTTAGAAGAATTTCGGGAAAAATTTGATACGATGGATATATTTGTTAGTATCGTTGATATAGATAATCTTGAAATGATCAACAGTACAAAAGGCCATCACACAGGTGATAAAACTGTTAAAAGAGTTGCAAATGACCTCCAAGAATATTCTAATTGGGTATTTAGGCTTAGTGGTGACGAATTTCTTGCTCTTGGTAGTATACCTATTTCTAAAGATATTTCCGGAGTATCATATGGCACAGTTTATAAACCATCAAATTTATCTCTCTGTGATGCCATGAGAACTGCTAATTTCTTAATGTGTAAAAGTAAAAAGAAAAAAATGGAGTTCTTAACGTCTGAGAAAAAGAGGTGGAAAAGTGGAATCTTTAATATTTAAAAAGGAGAAAGATTATGGATGATGAGCTAATGGTTTTATGTAAAAAATTCACCAAAGATCATAAAAATTACAATATATCTTCAAACGCTATAGTTAATGCATTAAAACGTGGTGGAGTTAAAACTATAAATGATCTAAAAAACGCATCCATAGAGCATATTTTAAAGTTTAGGAGTATTGGAGATAAAAAACTGGATATTATTATTAAAATGAAAGGAGAAGTAAAATGAGAACTAAAAGCAAAAAAGAAATAAGAGACTGTTCAATAGGCGTTCGATTAACTCCATCCCTTAAGAGAATATTAATTGATGACGGTCTTCCCATCTCTAACATTGTGGAGTCTGGAATTATATACTTTTTAAAATTATCTACCGAAGATAAAGTAAGATTCCTAGCAAATAATACATTTGAAAAAGTAAATCCGAACGACTTCCAGAGATTAGAAAAAAGTTTTGATGCATATTTAAATAAATATTTAGAAGAACTTCAGTTAGAAAACCTATATGGGTTAACTCTCGATCAAAAAATTGATATTGTGTCGAAAGGAGAATAAAATGATTACTGAAAGTACCAAGGAATCACGTATGGTCGATTTGATAAGTCTTTTAAACGATGCAAATTGTAAATATTATGCTAGTCATAATGAAGAGTCGACTATAAGTGACGCTCAGTATGATAGATATTTGAGCGAGTTATTACATCTCGAGGAAGAAACGGGCATCTGCTTAGCTGGATCTCCGACAATAAAAGTTGGATTTGCTGAGTCTAAAGAAGATAAAATTAAACATTATACACCCGCTCTTTCTCTCAAACACACAAAAAGTGTTGATGAGATGTTATATTTTCTTGGGGAGAAAGAAGGTATTTTGTCTTGGAAGTTGGATGGGGTAGGTATTATTTTAGATTACTCATTAGGTATACTGGTACGAGCAGTTAGTCGTGGCGATGGACATTATGGTAGAGATATTACTAAAAATGTAATTTTAATGCGACATGTACCTACTACTATACCTATTCTAAGTCACGTTATTATCCGTGGTGAAGGTTGTCTATCTTTAAAAGAGTTTGACCAAATTAAGAAAACAAAAGAGGGAGAGAAGTATAGTAATCCTCGTAATTTGGCAAGTGGACTTATCAACGGCACAAAGACGACTAATATTTTACTCAAGCATATGAGTTTTATAGCGCATTCTGTGATGCTACTTGAAGGGTACGAACGAGACCTTACAACTAGGCATAAACAATTAGAACATTTAAAAAATCTTGGATTTAAGGTTGTCTTTTATGTAAAAGTTTTAAATTTTGAACTTAAATCTGATATTGGACGGTTTACAAGAGCCATTGAGCGTTATGAGTTCCCCGTGGATGGACTTGTATTATCGTTAAATGATCTCAAATATGGAGAATCGTTAGGCTCTACAGCAAAATATCCTAAGCATAGTTTGGCATTTAAATGGCCTGATGAAGCGGCATTAACCACGGTTACAGGAATGAAATGGAGTGTGAGTCAAACAGGGCTTATAACACCGGTAGTTTTGTTCAGACCTGTAGTGCTTGAAGGAACGGAAGTTAAGCAAGCAAATCTTCATACGTTAAAGATATTTGAGGAGCTTAATATAGGCATCGGTGACACTCTTAAAATATTTAAAGCGAATAAGATTATTCCAGAAGTTGAGGATAATATGACTCGAAGCGGTACGGAAAAATATCCAAAAAAATGTCCAATATGCGGATACGATACGGTTGCGGTGGAAAATAATAAAACACGCAAGTTATATTGTTATCCTTGTGGTGGGAAATAATTCGCAAGAATAACACAGCCTATAATGAAGAGGTAATAATTTTTATATTACTTTTATTTTTTTGAAAGAAGTAATCATTATAATATTAAAGGAGGTAGATGATTATGTGAATCTATTAGTAATATTAATATGTTAACATGAAGCGGTAGAGCCGAAAAAAAAAGGGTATACACTATCGCTTCATAATTTTATCGCTATAAAATTTTTGAAAGGGGATATTCACTATGAAACATGAAGATTTAACTGAAAAAATAGGTTTTAAAACGATTGAAGAATTATATGACTTAGCGTTTAAAGATGGACTTACAAACGTTTACAATCGTAACATGTTAAGAGAGGTTCGAAACGACTTCGATTGTAAAGAGCTTTTTATTACTATTGTTAATATTGATAATTTAAAAACAATCAACGATAATAACGGACATCTTTTTGGCAATACTGTTCTTGTTGAACTAGCAACTAAGTTACAAGAAAAGTCAGATATGACGTTTCGCCTCGGCGGTGACGAATTTTTATTGATAAATCGATCATTTGAGCCGATATTTCTCAGAGATATTTGCGGAGTATCACATGGCACAGTATACAAATCGCCTAAAAAATCATTAGCCGATGCTATGAGAGAGGCTGATTCTATTATGTATTCTAAAAAAATGTTAAACAAAAAGATATTAGAATTAGAAGATAAAATAAAAAAGGATACTTATCATTTAACAGCTCACAAAGAGAATTTTAGTAAGGTTTGGGATGGCCTCAACATTATATGAATTCAAGGCATAATTTTAAAAATATCATAAATAAGGAGAAATCTCTATGGAAATGAAAAGTATAACACAAATAGCAAAAAACCTCGGGGGAGTAGTTTCGAAAAATAGTCCTACAATTCTTATAGGAGTATCTGTGGCTGGACTTGTCACTACTACTATATTAGGAATTAAAGCTACTCCTAAAGCTCTTTCCGTAATTGACGATCATGTATGGAAATTGTATGAAAACGAAATTGAGAATCCAGATGAAACATCTTTTGCTGAGTGGCTTGGTGTGGATACAAATGAATATTCTTGGAAAGATAAGAGTAACATACTATCTCGAAGAGAAAGAATTAGACTTACATGGAAGCTATATTTACCCACAGCGGCCGTCGGGATAGTTACTATTGCCTGCATTATTGGCGCCAATCATATTTCTTTAAGACGCAATGCCGCTTTAGCAAGTATTTACGGGATTACAGAAGCAGCATTCAAGGAATATCAAACAAAAGTTGTCGAAACAATCGGTAAGAATAAAGAGCTTAAAGTACGGGATGAAATCTCTGGCGATCATATTAAAAAGAATCCTCCTGGCATGAATGAGGTTATATTTACAGGTAAAGGCGAAGTTATGTGTTATGATAGCTTGAGTGGAAGATATTTTAAGAGCGACATTGAGAAAATCCGTAGGGCAGTCAACGAATTAAATCGTAGATTAATGACAGAGATGTTCATTACCATCAATGAGTTATATGACGCTATAGGTCTATCTAATACTGCACTTGGACATCTCATGGGATGGGATATTGATACGGGAATGGTTGAAATTGACTTCAGTGCACAACTAACAGAGGAAGGAGATCCTTGTTTGGCGCTTAATTATAAGATTGAGCCAAAATTTATGAAGTAAAGTATTAATAATTTATTGAAAGGAGAATAGAAAATGAATAAATTTTCTGAAGAGCTACTTGCCCCTTGGCATTATAAGAGACTTAAAGAATTTGCTTTAAAGGATGCGGTACAAGCATTTAAGGAAGGATTCTATTGTATATGCGGAGATGGAAACATCACATGTTTAACTAATATACCAAATGATCCATATTTTGTAAAGGAAGGAATAAATCATTATGAAAAAATATCCCAAAATTATAGCTCTCGACTTTGATGGTTGTGTTGTGACAGATAAGTATCCTGAGATCGGAGAGCCGATTGAGAAAAATATTAAGAAGATCAAAGAAGAAATTGCTGCTGGTACCATAGTTATTCTTTGGACCGGTCGAGTAAATGAATACTTACAGGCAGCGATTAATGTCTGTAAAGAACATGAAATACATCTAGACGCCGTTAATGAGAATGTACCTTGGGTCGTTGAGGAATTTGGCAACGATTCAAGAAAGATATTCGCTAATGAATACTGGGACGACCGTGCTGTTTTAATGTCTGAGAAGGATATTAGTGAATTCTCTGATGGTTATCACACGTTTAATGACCTTTATATGCAGAGACGTGTACTATCGGCAACTCTATTTAATTCTTATAAGGAGTGGGCATGGAAATCTAGAAAGCATTCAGATGGGCAATCATGTTTTGGTGGTGGTTGGTTTATTGTAGGTATCGATACAGGTTTAGGGCAGTATTCCTATCATTATGAGGATCGTTATTGGGATATGTTTGACTGTAAGGAACTTGATGTTGCTCCTGAGTGGGATGGCCATACTGATAAAGATGTATATAGACTTGCGTCATTATGTATGGATAAATATAAGTTTGAAATTGGTTATAAATCTTTAGCCGATCCAGATGAGGTAGAACTCCATAAAACGTGTGCTGGTTGTGTATACGATGAAGAAAATTGCACAAATCCAAACCTCTGCAATAAAAATATATCGGGATACACAGGATGGACTAAAGTGAAAAGGAGTAATGGATTGAGGGAGAACCTCGCAGCATTAGCGCACGAACAATGGTCGGGCTGGATGGAATACCTATTCGAGAAGTCTTTTAAAAACGAGGATGGGACTGTAACTATGCCCAAATGGGCGGTTGACAGATGGAGTCGGCAAATGAAAACGAGTTACAAGGATTTAAGCTTGCAGGAACAGGATTCGGACAGAATAGAGGCAGATAAATTTCTCAAGGTATTGGATGGGGAGAATAATCCAACCGATATTCTTGGTACGAATAAAATTGCCACTGCTGTAGATATTTTACGAACCGAATTTCAAAAAGGCCAATCACCTGGGAGCTACTATGATTCATGGGTAAGTAATATAGCATGTTGTATCATGGATCAATATTCGGATAAGATAAAAGACCATCTTAAAGCCAACGAGGCTGCCAAAGCATTTATTAAATTGTTGATAGATAAATAAGAACTCGCAAGAATAACACAGCTTCTAATAGAAGATTATACTAAATCCAAATTTGAAGGGAGATAAATTATTATGAAAGAATTTTTAAAGGCAAACAAAGGAAAGATCATCAAAGGAACAATAATCATCGTGGGAGTGGTAGCAGGAATACTAATAGTAAAACTGTTAACAAACCGCGGCGAGGAGACGTTCTTAGATGTAATGGAGAATGTTCCTGAGGAATTGATTAAGTAGTAGTGACTACCGGATTATGAGGTAGTAAATAAGAAGGAGACATCTGAGGAAACTTAGGTGTCTTTATTTTTTGAATGCTTCGCTGAAATTACATACCCTATAATGAAACTATATTTTGAAAGGAGGAATTATTATGAATAATACACTTAAAGTGGTAAAAACGATAGGAAGTATGGTAATTTCGATCGGAGTTGGTGCAGTTGCAGTGAATTTGATAAAAGCAGCAAGCCCGGAAGATGTAAAGAAAATAACAAAGATTTGCATTAACGTGGGGAGTTTCTTTGTAGCGGGATTAGCGGCATCGGCAGCCAGCAAGAAATTCGAAAGTACTATAGATAATATCGTAAATACCATAACAATGTTTATGAAAGATAATGAAATCGGAGAACAAGATGTAGTAGAGATGGAGGCTTAAAAGCCTCTTTCTTTTTATTTCACTAAAATATTAAATTGAAAAGAGAATCACCATGAAATTTGCTAATTTATAAATCTTATTTGCGTCGCTCTTATAGCAGGATATATTGGAGCTCGCGTTCAAAAAAAGAAAGATCTACATGAAGCATGTGAAGCTTTTGCTGACTTTGTGCATCCTCTTGAAAAGGAAAGTTCTAAGAAAAATTCTATGAAGACTCAACCTGAAATTATATTTAAGACGCGTTCCGAGGCAGAAGACACTTTGGAGCGTTTACTTTCTCTTGTAAAGGATTATGGCGTAGTCACCATAGCAGAGTTATATGATTCATTTGGGAAGACAAGTACTTTTAGAGATAATCAATTTGGATGGACCGATCTTCGAAACGCTTATGTAAAATGGACGCGTACAGGATATTTACTTGGCCTTCCTCATGCAGAACGTATAAAATAAAGGAGAGATCTAATAATGTTGGAATTAAAAGAAAGGAGGACTTGTATGAAGGTAAAAATAGGGAACAAAATATTTGACAGCAACATTGAACCCATAATGCTTATTCTAAATTCAGAGGAGAAAGTATTAATATCCAATATGGGCGATCAAGATAAATTTTGTAGCTTTCCCGATAATATTAGTGAGGAAGATATAATTGAGTTTATGAAATAAAATGCTATAATTTTAAAATTGAAAAGGGGTTTGACATAATGAATTGTCAAAAGAAATCAATTGTTACGAAGCGAATACAAAAAGCACCCATAATCACTATTTGCGGTAGTACGCGTTTTAAAGAAGATATCTTAAAAGCACAGCGAGATTTAACTATGGAAGGAAATGTTGTATTGTCGTGCCCATTCTTCAATCATGCAGATGGTATAACAATGACAGATGAAGATATTTGTTTGGTTGATCATTTGCATCAACAAAAGATAGATATGTCTGATGCTATTTATGTAGTCAATAAAGGCGGATATATTGGTAGCTCGACAAAGAATGAAATAAAATATGCAAGAATTGCGGGTAAACGGGTTATATTTATGGAAAAGTAATTAATAACTTATATTTTGAAAGGGGAATCATTATGAAATTCACCACTAAAATGATATTATTTGGAACCGGAACTCTGAGTCTTGGTATTTTTATTGGATATAAAGCATTTCAAAAAATAATGTTGCTTATGGTAAATGATAAGGATTTTATGTCACGTAAAATAATACCCAGCATAGAAACTATAGTCGGCAAAGATAAGCTTGAGCGTATAATAAAAATATATTTGGAGGATGAGGATCAAGCGGCTACTACTTGAATATCAAATTTTAAAATTTGAAAGGAGAATCATTATGGACGATGTAAGAATTACTCAAAATTGCAAGGAATGTAATAGACCTTTTAGCATCTCAAAAGAGGAGGCGACGTGGCTCAAAGATAAGGGTTTAGCCCTCTTTAAAAGATGTTCCGAATGCCGGAAAAAAAGGAGAGAAGAAAAAAATGGAAAATAATGATAAAGAACAATTAAAGAATACATTTCCCTCAAACTCGAAAACTGTTCGGAAAGAATCTCAGCCAGTTAAACCTGAGGATCGGAAACTTGAAAAAGTAGTTACAGGTTCTGTTAAAAAACAGAAGCGGTCTTTCAGTAAGAAACTTGCTGAGACCTTCCTCGAGGATGATACAAAGAGTGTAGGAAGTTATATCTTCCATGATGTTTTAATACCAGCAGCTAAAGCTATGATTAGTGATATGGTTGGTGGAGGTATTGAGATGCTTCTCTTCGGTGAGAAACGTGGACGTAATACTCGAAGGGAGGGCAATCGCTCGTTTACAAGTTATGGATCATATTATCGTCCTACTGGTCGTGACCGAGATTCAAAAGATAGAGATATTTCTCGAGTCGGACGAGCAAGGCACAATTTTGATGAGATCGTACTTGAGACTCGTGGTGAGGCAGAAGAGGTATTATCACACCTCGTAGACTTAATTATTGATTATAATCAAGCTACGGTTGCCGATTTATATGATTTGGTAGGCATTAACGGTGACTTCACTGATAATAAATATGGATGGACAGATTTGCGTAACGCTAGTGTTAGTAGGGTAAGAGGCGGATATTTAATAAATCTTCCTCGAACTCAACCATTGGATTAGGAGGGAATTATGAGTTCTATATTAAAATTGCTTGGCGTCAAATACACTATGCAACTGAACTATAGTCCATATCTAGGAGAATATATTGTAAAGATTAGAGATCGTGACGGTAATAAAGCAGAAAGATCTTTTTCTGCTTTAGAAGCAGAAACTGCAGATTTTGATATGTTGGTTTCTATAGTTGAACAATGTATTTTTCGACTTAGAAGTCGAAATGAAACGGGAGAGATTTTATGATTGATAAAGTGTATGAGAAATACAAAAAAAAAGAAATTGAAAATAAATCTTGAAAGGAGAAATCACCATGAAAAAAACTATGATATTTGTTCTTGGGATCGGAATCGGTATGTTAATTTCAAAGAAAATGGTTAATCTAGCCATTAAGGAATTTGTTAGGTCTTATAGAGAGAAATTACATAACATCGGATGGAGGAGAATGTGATATGAATAAAAAAGATTCTTTACGTCTTGACGATTGGGTTATTTGCTCAATAAGTGGGGTAATAGGACAGATCATTAAATTTTATAAACCTACCGCTTGCGAAGAACAAATCATGGTAAAAACTCGTGACGAAAGACAATATCATGCTCCTAAGAGTACATGGAAGCATTATCATTTTGGCACAACCGTTAATCAGATGTATACGGACGAATTTGCTACTCAAAATCTTCGTGCTCAAATTGACACAGCAAATGCGCGTCCAATTTTGGAGTTCTATGCGTCTAAAGAATTTGAAGTTAGAGTTATAGAACTCAAATTATTTTCAAAAAGGAGGTAGTTACCATGTCTAAACCATATTGGCACTGCCCTACGTGTAACGGGAATTTTGATCCTGGAGAACTGTGCGATTGTCCACGGTTAACAGAAGAACATAGATTAAATAAACAAAAGATAAGGCGGATAGATGTTAAAACCTTAATATTAGACCCAACCCTGGTGGAGGACATGACGATGGACGAATCTATATCTAATAAACTAAAAATAAGGGAGACACTTATCCTCGGTATTGATATCTCTGGAGGAGAAGATATTTCTTGTATACAAGTAGTAAAAGTAATTGGAGATATCCATGAAATTGTTCGTACTATATACGGAGAAGAAGCTGACAAAACCTACGACATACTTATGAATCGAGGTGGTGTTATTAAGGTTTAACCAAGATAAGGAGGTTATATTTATGATTGAACTTGTTAAGACTCCAAATGCGGATAGCCGCTCAGCTGATGGTAAAATTTCTTTAATGGCCTTACAGCTTGCGACGGCAAATCATATGGATCATGTATCCAAAGGCCTTGGATATTTTGCCAATCTACTCAGAGCTGCTGGAAAATGCCACGACCATACGAAGTCGGACAATATGGAGGATTTCCATAAGGCCCTTGAGTCTGGCAAGATAAAGAATAGTCGATGGTATAAGATGCATATTTCAGAAGAGAGGCATCATTTAGTATCAAAGGTTCCGGATAATGTCAATCTTATTGATGTGATTGAGCATCTAGTGGATTGTGTGATGGCCGGAAGTGCGCGGACGGGAAAGATATTTGACATTGATTTGTCGAACGAGGTGCTGCAAAAAGCACATAAGAACACAGTTGAGCTTTTGAAGAAACAGATTAAAGTTACGGAGGTTTCAAATGAGTGAACCAAGCGGATATTTTTTTGAAGAGGTAGAAAATAAAGACGTTTTATATCTATGTGATCGTAGAGCATGTAAGAAGTGTAATTCTACCAGAGATGGAGAAACATGTAGACATACGTCCGATATTTCACATGCAAAGAATTTTGAAGTCGGCCCCTATGAAGGATATTGGGAGAAAGAATCGAAACCTTTACTCGTTTTAAAAGCCGATCGACTTCTTAAAAGAGAAGTTATAGATCGTATCCGAAACGACATTAAAAGACAAATAGACGAAGGTTTGGTCTTAGTCGATGGTTTCATAACTGAAATTAAACTTAAACAAGACGAATATGGACCTCTACTTATTTGTCAAGTAGAAAACCAAAGGAAGAGATGGAGGTAGCTAAATGAAAATAATTAAACCATATGTTGAGCAAATTAGTCCTGTAATTGATGGGGTTGAATTTCTTAAACGAATTGAGCGAATTGGTAGAGTATGTTATAAATCGGAGGACAAGATTACGGACGAATCGGCTCCTATATTTGTAGCGAAACTCATCAAAAATGGTCATGAAGCTATGATTGAGCATGTATCTTTAACAGTGAAATTTATCTGTGATAGGGGAGTTACTCATGAGATCGTAAGGCATAGACTAGCTTCATATGCACAGGAATCAACAAGATACTGCAATTATTCAGGAGGAGAAATTCAATTTATACAACCATGCTGGTTTGAAAACGATTATACTCAAAAAGACACGTTTGAAGATTTGACTGAATATCCCGTAGTTGAAAGAGATTGGGTATTTGCCATGTTGTATGCAGAACAGATATATAATAAATTAATAACTGGGAAATGGAAACCACAACAAGCTCGTTCTGTTCTTCCAAATAGCCTAAAAACAGAAATAGTTGTTACCATGAATCTTCGTGAATGGCGACACTTTTTTAAATTAAGAACGGCTAAATCTGCACATCCTCAAATGCAAGAAGTTGCTGATATGGCTTTAGTTCTTCTTAAATCGCAAATACCGATTGTTTTTGATGATATTTATCTTGCCAGTAAATATGAAGTTATAAAATTAAGGGAGGAAAAATAATGTATCTTAAAGATTTAGAGCCTGAATTACGTGATGAAGTTAAACATAAAAACAACGATACGACTGGTATCGTAATCACAAAATATCCCGGGGGAGAGAATCTGGGAAATCTTCTCGATGTACGAGGAGTAAATGAGAAGATATATTATGCTACTCCCGCTGAAAACTGGGAAGTAGTAAAACTATGTGATGAATAAATCCCATATTTCGCAGAAATAACATAGTCTATAATGAAGAGATATCATGTGAGACAGGTAGCTATTAAAGATGGCTTAATGATCGCTAAAGACATATGGTATCTTTTATATTTTTAAAAATATAATGAATGAGGAGGTGTTTATGTGTTTAAAGTTCAGAATATTGATGATTGTGGACCAAAAATTACAGTATATGCCGTCACCACACTTAATAATTCGGAAGATATCATGTTTTTAATATGGAAAGATGGAGAATGGATATGGGAATATGCAGATGCATATGGACCAGCTTTAGAGTAAATTTATATTCGCAAGAAGTACAAAGCATATAATGAAGAGGTAGTTAACTTAATTGGTTAGAATACTGGTATTGACCAGAGGTCATCGGTCTAAATCCGATACTATCTTTTTATATTTTTATTGCTTTATATTATAAATTAAAAAGAAAGGAAGATAAAGTTATGTCTAGATTTGGAAAGACCCAAGAAGATCAACTTCGCTATATGAACAGTAAATTTGAAAAGATAAATGAAGAGATGGTAAACCGTATTAATAATGAATTGATTCCGACTATAAAACAATTATCGAAAGATAAAGAAATTCTTTTAAGAATTGTTATTCAGGCTTTATTTAAATTGGGTGGATCTATTCAAATATCCGAAGACGCGCTTAATGATGTCAAGGGTACCCTTCTAACCAAATTTGATTCGGATACGAAAATAGTTACATTTAGTGTCGAAAATAAAATCGTCCAGGTGAAAGACGCTTAAAATACGGTAAGATAAAAATAAAAAGGGAGGATAAATAATATGGGCGATAGATTTGATGATGAAGAATATACAAAAGAAAGGGAAGAAAATACCAGATTTGAGAAGGGCGACTTATCCGGAGGACAATATATAAATCCTTGTAATAAAGGAAGCCACTACCAAACAGACATAGAAAGACGTCAACAAAGGGAAAAATATGAAGCTTGGAAAAATAAAAGAAGACATTATAAGGATTCATAATTAAAAATTAAATAAAACGAAAAGGAGAAATTACTATGAAATTGGAAAAAATAACAACCGGTTTGTCTAATCTTACCGGACGTACAGGATTGGTCCTTAAGGCCCATTCTCCTGAAATCTTATTGGTTCTTGGTATTACCGGTACAGTGGCTTCCGCTATATTAGCTTGCCGTGCAACTCTTAAGGTTGAGAAAGTTCTTGACAATCATAAGAGCAAAACCGATAAAATTAATGAGTGTTGGGCGAGAATAAAGAAGGGTGAAATTCCTATCGATGAATACTCCGAACAAGATTACAAGAAAGATCTCGTAGTGACATATACTCAAACGGCCGTTGACTTTATTAAACTGTATGGGCCGGCTATTACTCTTGGTGTCGTGTCTATCGCTTGTATTATTAGTGGGCATGGTATTATGAGGAAACGGAACATTGCTCTCATGGCAGCCTATAAAGCTATTGAAGAGGGCTTTAATGCTTATCGTAAACGTGTTATCGAGGAGTATGGTGAAGAGAAAGATTATATGTATAAACATGGTCTGCATTCTGAAACAGTTATGGAGACAGAAGTCGACGAGGATGGAAAGACACATAAAGTAAAGAAGACAAAACTTATAGAGGATCCAAATGGTACTAGTGTGTACGCACGATTCTTTGATGAGGGTTGTTCACAATGGTCTAAAACGTCGGAATACAACTTAATGTTTCTCAGAGCTCAGCAAAATTACCATAATGATCTACTCAAAGCAAGAGGCCATGTCTTCTTAAATGAGGTGTATGATGCGCTCGGTATACCAAGAACTCAAGCTGGATCTATTGTCGGCTGGGTTATTGGTGATGGAGATAATTTTATTGACTTCGGTATATTTGATGGCGATCGTATTCGAGCTCGAGACTTCGTAAATGGCTACGAACGTAGTATCCTACTCGATTTTAATGTTGACGGGGTAATTTATGACCTTTTTACGAAAAAGAAGGCCTAAATATTGTAGGATGCGGTATATTCTACAAAGATGTCTTCGACTATCCTAATCTATATGTGTATGACTATGGGGTTAGTGATGACGAAGGCTGTTATTTAGATCTTTATTCTATATTGACACGAAATGGATCATTTAAGAAGGAGGGATTATTATGAAAGAGTTAGAAGTATCAACATATTATTATAATAAAGAAAAAAATATCATGATCGATGAAGATGGTTTTGAAATTTTTAATATTTTTAATATAATCTCTCCTAATAGCCTATTTTTATTTAAATATAAAAAAGATGATATGTTTGTATTTGGTACATCAGGTAAAGTTGTTGAATTAATCTATCCAGATAATGATGATATTTGGAATAATTATTAAAAGGGGATTGTTATGGCTTATTATGATCTTACAGAGAAAATGTTAAACACTGGTTGTTTTAATGACCAATTATTTGTATGTTATGATCCTGATGAAAATATGTTCTATGATAGATATGGATCTCTCATTAATATTCTCGAAATGATAACCCCTAATGACCTTTTCTTATTCAGACAAGATCCCGGGTATTGCACTTTTCCGCATAGAAAAAATAATAAAATTTTATGTGAGATATTAACTAACGAATAAAGGAGAATTGATTATGACGCATAAAGATATTTTGAAGGTATTCGGGCAGATTTGTCCCAATATTAAATATAAGATGTGGTGGAAAAAAGGACATAATATAGTAAGACTTCGTTTGGGCTCTACAAAGAACCAAGATATTTTCTTTACATACTTCAACGATATCGATTGGAAAATCGAGACGATTAGTATGTTTGAAAAGTCTAAGAATGGACCATTCAAAAGTTTAAGAACAATATTTAACAAAAGACATAAATTATAAACTCTATCCGGGGTCATCTGTAAATTATATTTGAAAGGAGATTGATAATATGGGTTATGCAGCTAGATGTAATCCAAGATCACAATTATCTAAAGAAGGTAAACTTCCACCTAAAAAGCGTAAAAGAAGTAAACGTGAGTCCGAGCATTTAATACTTCAAGAAATTAACAAAATATTTTTTAATAAATTAGTATCGGGCTATCGAAAATCTGGTATGATCTCTGAAAGGAGAAATCCCCATGAATGAAGAAACCTTTAAGGATTTTACACTTTGTGACTCACCAAAAATAAATATTGAGTTGGTAAAAGGACAATATATAACATTTGATGCATATTATGGATATTCAAAGATAGCAGCAGAAATCTTATGTAGCTATCTTCAAGACAATCTTAAGAATAGTATACCAATTCCTTTAAATGGATGTAATTTTAATATTCTTGTAAAGAGTTTTGAGTTGGCTGAATTTCCGGATATAACTCATTTTCATAGTATTTATAAAATAGAATTGAAAGGAGAATTAGTATGACGCCGATAAAAATATTAACAGAATTAAGAAAGATTCAAGAGAAGCATAAGAACGATGTTGTTTCAACCTTTGATATCCGTATATCTGATATGGCAAAAGACTCAGCAGACGCCATAGACGCGCTTATCGTGCAAGTTAAATATTTATGGGGATTACTTGACGATATAGACACCGTTGGCGATATGGTTAAAAATAATGACGACGCGTATAGAAGAATGGTCGAAAAAATTCATCCCAAACGACAATTAGTTGCGGAAGCAGAGCCGTCTTATGATATGGAACTTCTTGCTCGCTACAAAATATTAAAGAAGTGTATCCTAAAGAATCCCCACTTTTCTACCGATATACTTAAAGTAAAAGAAGAGTTTAAACGCTCAATATCTACTGAGCGAAAAAAGGACGAACCAAATAAAATTTGAAAGGAGAATTACTTTAATGAATAAAAACTATCCTGTTCCTCAAACAAAAAAAATGATTTCCATAACTCAATCAGAGTATGAAAAATATGGCTGTATACAGTGTGGATGTACGTTTGCCCACTTATTGTCTACTTGCGATGCTAGTCTTGTTACTTGTGGAGAATGTCAAACTCCATTTATTCTTCTTGCCGACGTATTAAGAGAATCCCCTATTAGATTTGGAAAGGTAAATTGTCAATCATCTCTTATTCAACATCCACGTAAAGGTTTATGGCCACACGATTTTGTAAGGCCGGATATTCGTCCTAAAGGTATTGACGGGGAATTTTGGTCTTCAAATAATAGAGAATCATTATCGCCAAGAATTGGATATGAGTTGTCTGGTCTTGTAATGTCCAAAGAAGCAGGAGAACGGATTGTACAAATGGTTCGTGATATTATTGGGAAAGATTTTCAATCCTGGCTTGATTATCGATTAGACGAACCTTTATGGATTCAAGTTAAAATTCGGAAGGAAGATGGTTTTGATCTTAAAGCTCTTGCAAAGGCCTGTGAAGATGGAGTTATCAACAGAGATAGACTTATCTCATGTTGCCTGAATACAGATATATTTGTACCTAAGACTGAAATAACATTAGTTAAAAGTAATGACACGGATAGGAGATTAGAAGTATCGATGCATGATATGGTCACGAATACTGATAGCTGGATTAAATCAAAATTGAAAGATGCGGGGTTTGATCTTTGTAAAGATATTCCTTCTCAACGCGATTTGGAAAGCAATAATTATATTTATACTCAAAGGGTTATAAATCCAGTTAATACAGATATGATAAAAGAAAAAGACACATGTGTCTGTTGTGGCGATTATGTCCCGGAAGGACATCAAACATGTTTTAATTGTGACGATGCGCGAAAAAGATATTAAGGAAAATAAATAAACTTGGAAGGAGATTCATATGTTAAAAGCTGAAGCGTTACTCAATGCTTTATCAAATATAATGCCAGGAAAAAGTATAACTTGGCCCGTATATGCTGGAGATGACGTATCAGACGCAAAAATAGTTGAAAACTATGTAACTGGCTTTTTTAAAACTGGATCTTTAATGCCTATTCCGGTTTTGAATTTGGGGTTAGATATTCACTCAGTTAAAACTGAATATAACGATTATTTTCATACCTATTTAATAGTTATTGAAGGAGTCGTAATAAAATTGGAAGGAGATAAATAACTATGAATAAATCAGTTCTTATTAATATCGCGATGCTTGTATTGGGCGCCGGTGCTGGTTTTCTTATCGCGAAGAAAGTTTATGAAGGATATTATGCCGCCATTGCTCAGGAGGAGATTGACAGCGTAAAAGAAACCTTCCAAAACTATAAACCCATTAAGGTTCCAAACAATAATATGACCGATAATGGCATGACAGATGAAGAATATGAAGAGAGAAAAAAAGAAGAGCAGAAAGCTCGGACAAACACTAATCCTCTTACTCGGTCATCTCTTGACAGTAATCTAAACGAACGGGCAAAGAAGAATTATAATTTAGTTGGTATAAAATCTGAACCGGAGGAAGATGAAGAGGTGACGGACGCGGCAGGAAAAACAGAAGAGGAAATGGACTTGAGTAAAATTGATAGGACTCAACCATATATTATTGATGATCGGGAGTTCTCAGAAGAATTTGATCATCACGACAAGGTGTCTTTATACTATTACAGAGTAGATGATGTCTTGTGTGATGAACACGAGGAAACAATTGAAGACATCGAGGAGAAAATCGGTTATGAGGCCTTGTCTCTATTAGATATGCAAACTACAGTATGGGTGCGTAATGAACCTCTTTGTCTTGATTATGAGATCGTCTCAATTAGTAAATCATATGCAGAATCGGTACATGGGATAAGAACCGAATCCAATCTTAGTCCCCGCGAACAATATTTAAAACAACAAAAACGGAGGGATCAACGTGAAGAATAGATATTTTGACTTCCTTTGTAGAGTTGTCGGGAGGACGTACGAGTATAATATGCTACTCGGCGAGCTACATAGGATGGAATTCTATTCGTTGATTCCGAACGACGATAACAGAGGAGAAGATGGTAAACAATTACGTGAAAAATTTATCAACGAGGAGGGGCCACAAGCCCTTTCTCAATCAGACTTAGGCGGATGTAGTGTATTAGAAATGCTCATTGGTTTATCTTTTAGACTTGAATTTGAGACTATGAGTAGCCGTTGGGAAAAAACTCCTAGTGAATGGTTTTGGATATTAATCGATAATTTAGGTCTTGAATGGTGTAATAATTCGATGTTTTTACAACATAAATCTATTGATAAAATTATCACAAAAGTTGAAATTTTCCTTAATAGGCATTATAAAAATGATGGAAACGGAGGACTTTTCCCTTTAAAAAATCCAAGAAAAGATCAAAGAAGAATCGAAATTTGGTATCAAATGAGTGGTTATATTTTAGAAAACTATCCAATTTAATATAAAAAATGTGACACTTTTAAAATAAGTATAAAAAAAGGGGTCAAAAAGGGCTAAAAAAGGGTCAAAAAAGGGTCAAAAATGGCTAAAAAAGGGTCAAAAATGACCAAAAATGAGGTGTTTTTAACATGTTTTTTAATGAAAAAATGGTGATTTTGACGATTTTGTGACACTTTACTGTCACAATGTGACACTTTTAAAAAAAAGTGTAACACCCTTTAGCCCTGTAATACCAAACGTTTCGAGACTTGTGTGACACTTGTTACACTTTTTTGCTTAAGACTTTATAAATAAATAAATAAATATAAAAGAGTTTCTAAAAATTACTGTAACAGTGTCACAAGTGTAACATAATGATACTTTATTTGAAAAGGGGGATACCTGTGGATTTTTATCAAATCGAACAAAAATGGGTAAAAAAAGGAGATATTTATAACATTGAAATATATCCAGATTTTCAAGCTTGCCGTTCGAAAGATTTAATGATTCGCGGGAGATCGTTCTATGCAATATGGGACGAGGATAAAGAAATATGGTCTACCGACGAATATGATATACAGAGGTTAATTGATCAAGAGCTTGAAATAGAAAGAAAAAAACTTCAGAAAAAACATCCAGAACAAATAATTAAAATTAAGCGAATGTTAAATTTCTCATCAAACATGTGGAAGAATTATCGTACATTTATCCGTGAGATGTCAGATAATTCACATCAATTGGATAATAATCTTACTTTTGCTAATACAAATGTGAAAAAGAATAACTATATAAGTAGAAGATTATCCTATCCTCTTGAAGAGGGATCAATAGCTGCATATGATGAATTAGTAACTACTTTATACGAACCAAATGAAAGAGCAAAACTTGAATGGGCTATCGGGGCTATTGTTGCTGGAGATGCAAAGAATATTCAAAAATTCATTGTGTTATATGGAGCAGCAGGCTCCGGTAAATCTACTTTTCTAAATATTGTACAGAAATTATTTGAAGGATATTATACAACATTCGAGGCAAAAGCTCTGACTAGTTTAAGTAATGCTTTCTCAACTGAAGTCTTTCGAACAAATCCATTAGTCGCCATTCAACACGACGGGGATCTTTCCAAGATTGAAGATAATACAAAGTTAAATTCGATTATATCTCATGAAGAGATGACTATGAATGAAAAATATAAGCCGTCATATATGGCACGGTCAAATGCTTTTCTCTTTATGGGCACAAACAAACCAGTTAAGATAGCAGATGCAAAGTCTGGAATTATTCGAAGACTTATTGACGTTCGGCCAAGTGGAAACAAACTTCCTAATAAGAGATATCATACTTTAATGAGTCAAATAGAATTTGAGTTGGGAGCTATAGCATGGCATTGTTTATGTGTATATCAAGAGATGGGTAAGAATTTCTATTCAAGTTACCGTCCATTAGAAATGATATTTCAGACAGATGTATTCTTTAATTTCGTTGAATCTCAATATCATATCTTTAAAGAGCAAGATGGGATTGGCCTTTCGCAAGCATACGAAATCTATAAAACATACTGTGATGAAGCGCTTGTTGATTTTAAGTTACCCCGTCATAAATTTAGAGAGGAAATGAAATCATATTTTAATATTTTTCTAGATATAGCTCGAATTGAAGGTAAACAAACTCGTAGTTATTATAAAGGATTTCTTTCTAATAAGTTTACCGCTATAGAGCCGCAAAAAGAGGAAGAAGTACCATATTCTCTTGTAATTGATGATTCGGTTTCAATATTAGATGAAATATTAATAGATTGTCCGGCACAATATGCTAATGATAAAGAAATACCAGAGAAAAAATGGAAAGAGGTCATTACAAAACTTTCAGATATTAATACGCGAGAACTTCATTATTTAAGACCGCCTTCTAATCATATTGTAATTGATTTTGATTTAAAAGATGATACCGGTACAAAGTCTATGGAAATGAATCTTGCAGAGGCTAGTAAGTGGCCAACCACTTATGCAGAATTTAGTAAAAGTGGAGCGGGAATTCATCTTCATTATATTTATGAAGGAGATGTTCAAAAAGTTAGTCGTATTTATTCTGAAGGAATTGAAATTAAAATATTTACAGGGCAAGCATCACTGAGGAGAAAATTATCCAAATGTAACAATTCACCAATTACCATTATTAATAGTGGACTACCTTTGAAAGGAGAAAAAATGATTAATTTTGATGTTGTTCAAAGTGAAAAAGGGTTAAGAGATTTAATTGCTCGAAACCTTCACAAAGAAATTCATCCAGGAACAAAACCGAGTATTGATTTTATTTATAAGATACTTGATGATACCTATAAGTCAGGAATGAAATATGATATTACAGATTTACGTCCAAGGATTTTAATATTTGCCAATAATTCAACAAATCAAGCAGACTATTGTATCAAGCTAGTTAATAAAATGCGATTCGCTTCCGATGAACCAAGTATAAACGAGGTCTTTAACCATTACAAAAATAATGACCTTATATTCTTCGATGTTGAAGTGTTCCCAAATCTTTTTATCGTTGTCTGGAAGAAAAAAGGAGGTAACAAAGTTAAGATAATAAACCCAACACCTCTACAAATGGAGGAATTAATGAAGTTTATGCTTGTTGGTTTTAATTGTCGTCGGTATGATAATCACATAATGTATGCTTGTTACATTGGATATAATAACCAGCAGCTTTATGAGCTTAGCCAAAAGATTATAAAAGGTAGCAAAAATGCCATGTTTGGTGAGGCTTATAATATCTCATATACAGATGTGTATGATTTTGCGTCAGCACAGAATAAAATGAGTCTTAAGAAATGGGAGATAAAACTAGGAATTTATCATCAAGAGATAGGTCTTCCGTGGGATAAAGAAGTACCAGAAAAAATGTGGAATATTGTTGCTGATTATTGTGGTAATGATGTCGATGCAACAGAAGCAGTATTTGATCATTTGGCCGGGGACTGGGCCGCTAGACAAATACTAGCAGAATTAAGCGGTTTATCTGTTAACGATACAACAAATCAGCACTCTATACGAATTGTGTTTGGAACAGAAAAGAAGCCACAGAGTAAGTTTGTATATACAGATCTTAGCGAGATGTTTCCTGGTTATAAATTTGAGAATGGGGTTAGCACTTATCGTGGAATAATAGTTGGTGAAGGAGGACGCGTTTATGCAGAACCGGGAATGTATACAAATGTTTCAGGTTTTGATGTAGAAGCTATGCATCCAACAACTATTGAAGAGTTAAACATGTTTGGTCCATATACAAAAAATTATAGTGACTTAAAAAAGGGCCGCGTGGCAATTAAACATAAAGATTTTGACACATTAAAAACTCTGTTAGGAGGAAGGCTAATGCCGTTTATAGAAGAGGCTATTAGTGAAAATCCAAGATTTACTTTAAAGGATGTGTCTAATGGTTTAAAAACAGCCCTTAATTCAGCATACGGGTTAACCTTTGCTAGTTTTGATAATCCGTTTAGAGATGCTCGTAATAAGGATAATATTGTGGCTAAGCGTGGGGCATTATTTATGATTGATCTTCAGTTTGCAGTGCAAGAGAAAGGGTTTGCTGTTGTGCATATTAAAACCGACTCTATCAAAATTCCTGATGCCACATCAGAGATTATCGATTTTGTCTTTGACTTTGGCAAGAAATATGGGTATACATTTGAGCATGAAGAGACATATAAGAGACTTTGCCTTGTGAACGATGCTGTATATATTGCCAAGACAAGTGACGATATATGGACAGCAACTGGTGCTCAATTTGCCCATCCATATGTATTTAAGACATTATTCTCTCACGAACCAATTATGTTTGAGGACATGGTTGAAACAAAAACTGTAACCTCTGCATTACATCTTGATATGAATGAAAACATGAACGAGGATGAGCATAACTATCACTTTATTGGTAAGGCTGGAGCATTCTGTCCAATAGGATCTGGTTGCGGTGGTGGTATTCTTCTTCGTGAGAAGGGTGAAAAATATTATGCGGCTACAGGTAGTAAGGGCTATAGATGGCTCGAAGCTGATATGATTAAAACTTTGGAGAAAGAAGAGGACATAGATCGAGGGTATTATAATAAACTTGTTGATGACGCAGTAGAAAACATTTCAAAATATGGTGACATTGAGTGGTTTGTATCTGATTCTCCTTGTCAGACAATAGAAGATGAGCCTATTGGTTTCAATGACATACCTCCATGGCATAATATTTGTGAAAAAGATTGTACTGAATGTCCAGAATGGATCAATAATGCGACTACAAAAAATAAATGTAAATTAGGCTATGATTGCCTACCATTTTGAAAGGAGTAAGGAAATGATTAAAAATAATATTGTTATTGAGGACGCTCGCATAGGTTTTCGTAATTTTAGTGGAAAAGAAGGAAAATTTAATCCAGTAGGAAGACGCAATTTTTGTGTTTTCTTAGAAGAAGACCTTGCAAAAACATTGGAGAATGATGGATGGAATGTTCGTTGGCTCAAACCTCGGGATGAACAAGAGGCAGAGCAAGGATATTTACAAGTAGCCGTTAGTTTTGATAATATTCCTCCAAAAATCACTATGATTACAAGTAGAGGGAAGACAATTCTTGATGATGAATCGGTTAGTATTTTGGATTGGGCGGAGATTTCTGAAATTGATCTTATTATCCGTCCATACAATTGGGCTATACAAGAAGGCACTAAAAATGAAAAAAGAGGTGTCAAAGCATATGTAAAATCAATGTATATTACCATTGTCGAAGATGAATTTGAAAAGAAATATTATGATGTTCCTGATAGTGCTTCTGATTCTATAGGTGGTTGTAGTGAACAGGAATAGATAATATTTGGCTGTGCTATCGGCTAAACGGGTATTTTGAAAGGAGGCGATGCAGTTCAATGGCAATAAATTTATATGAACATCAAAGAGATGCTGTCGAAAAACTTAAAAATGGAAATATATTGGTTGGAGGCGTCGGCTCCGGTAAATCGAGAGCCGCCCTTGCTTATTTTTTTATAAAAGAATGTGAAGGTAAGATCAAAACAAATAGTGAGGGTGGTTATTCTCCTATGAAGAAACCAAAAGATTTATACATCATTACAACTGCTAGGAAACGTGATACGCTTGAATGGGAACAGGAATGTGCTCCATTTTTACTTTCTACAAAAAAAGAGAATAGTATAGGCGGGGTAAGCGTATTTGTTGATTCTTGGAATAATATCAGTAAGTATGCTCATATTAAAAATGCTTTTTTCATTCTAGACGAACAAAGAGTTATAGGAAATGGTACATGGGTAAAATCATTTCTCAGAATTACACAAAGTAATAATTGGATTTTATTAAGCGCTACGCCAGGAGATACTTGGATGGATTATATCCCAGTTTTCATAGCAAACAAGTGGTATAAGAATCGAACAGAGTTTATTCGGCGACATGTTATTTATAGTAACTTTACAAAATATCCAAAGATAGAACGTTATATTGAAGTTGGAAAACTTATTCGTTTTCGTGATGCTGTTATTGTTAATATGCATTATAAAAAACACACAATAGCTCACGATAGATCAATTCAAGTAGGTTTTGATCGAGAACTTTTTAATACTGTTATGATTAAACGTTGGAATGTTTATGAGCAACGACCGATTAAAGATGTTTGTGAACTTTGCTATCTTATGCGTAAAGTTGTTAATAGTGACCCAAGAAGAATAGATACAGTAAGCCAACTTCTTGAAAAACATTCTAAGATTATAGCATTTTACAATTTTAATTATGAAAGAGATTTACTTCTTCAATTAGGAGAAAAGCTAAAAATTCCTATTGCGCAATGGAACGGACATAAACATGAGCTTATACCTGATACGGAAAATTGGTTATATATTGTTCAATATGCGGCTGGAGCAGAAGCATGGAATTGTATTGAAACAGATACTATAATATTTTATTCACAAAATTACTCGTATAAAGCAACCGTTCAAGCAGCAGGCCGTATCGATAGATTAAATACACCATTTACAAATCTTTATTATTACTATCTTCGTTCTACATCTGTTATTGACCTAGCAATTCAAAAATCGTTTAATAATAAAAGGGATTTCAATGAGCATCGTTTCATGACTATTTAAATTTTTCTCGCGTGAAAAACATAGACTCTAATAGAAGAGGAGTAGAAAACCACTCTTTTTATTTTTAGAAAGGAGGCTGTTCAGATGACTAGAGAGTCTAAGTTTCAATCGGAATTAATTGAGGATTTAAAAGATCTTTTCCCTAACTGTATGGTTTTACAAAATGATGCTAATTATATTCAAGGAATTCCCGATCTTTTAATTCTGTATCAAAATACCTGGGCGGCTTTAGAGTGTAAAAGGGGTCTTTATGAACCATATCAACCAAATCAAGAATATTATCTTGAAGTAATGGATGATATGTCTTTTGCTTCTATGATTTGTCCAGAGAATAGAGAGGCGGTTTTATATGAACTTCAACGATCATTCTCGGTTAGAAGGCCTACACGCATTTCTCAGCGCTAGTAAGTATCATTGGATTAATTATGATGAGGAAAAGTTGGTCTCTACCTTTTCTAGACTTCAAGCAGCGCAAAGAGGAACGGAACTTCATGTGCTTGCTTGTCAATGTATTAATCTGGGTGTAAAACTTCAAAAAACAAGAAATTCTTTAAATCGGTATGTCAACGATGCAATAGGGTTTAAAATGCGAACGGAACAAATCCTCTATTTTTCGGATAATTGTTTTGGAACCGCTGACACTATATCGTTTCGTAAAAACATTTTAAGGATACATGATTTAAAGAATGGAGAAACTCCAGCGTCTATAAAACAACTATTGGTTTATAATGCACTTTTTTGTTTAGAGTATAATATAAAACCTATTGAGATTGAAACCGAGCTTCGTTTGTATCAATTAGATGAAGTTCTAGTGCATGTTCCTGAACCAGAAGAGATTTTTAACATTATGGATAAAATTATTGCATTTGATAAAAAAATTGAACAAATAAAAATAGGAGGATAACTTTCATGAGTAATAATTTGAAACATTATGGTATGCCAAGACGCTCAGGAAGATATCCATGGGGATCGGGTCAAGACCCATACCAAAGAGCTATTGGTTTTCGTTCTCATATTCAGGAACTTCGTGATAAAGGTTTAAGTGATTTAGAGATTGCTCGTGGAGAAGGAATAAAAACAACCCAATTAAGAGCTAGAATGTCCCTTGCAAAAGCTGAACAAAGAAGTGGAGATAGAACAGAAGTTTTAAGACTTAAAAACAAAGGATATTCTACCATGGAAATTGCGCGTCGTATGAGTAATTCCGATAAAACATGGAATGAATCATCTATTCGTTCTCTTCTTGACCCGATTCTTGCTGAAAGATCCTCGATTACAAGAGCTACAGCTAATATGTTAAAAGAAAGCGTCGACCAAAAGAGATTTATCGATATTGGTGTTGGTGTTGAAAATCATATTGGAGTAAGTCGTACAAAATTAAATACTGCTGTTGCAGAACTTCAAGAACAAGGATATAAAATTCATCGTGTTAATGTTGAACAAGTTGGAATACCCGATCAATTTACAATTGTTAAAGTTTTAGGTGCTCCGGATACTACTTGGACCGAAGTCGTGAAGGATGTGAGCAAAATTCAAAATATTACCGCTTATTCTGACGACTTTGGAAGATCATTCAAGTCTGTTTTGGGTTTAGAACCGATTCAAAATGTCGATTCAAAACGGATTCAAATTCGTTTTTCTGAAGATGACGGTAATTTAAAGGATGGTGTTATTGAGCTTCGTCGTGGTGTAAAAGATTTAGATCTTGGAGGATCGCGATATGCTCAAGTTCGTATTGGTGTTGATGGTACACATTTTTTGAAAGGGATGGCTATTTATAACGACAACTTGCCTTCTGGTATAGATGTCATTTTTAATACTAACAAATCAAAAAAAGTTGGTAAAATGGATGCTATGAAAAAAACAAAGGAAGAACAAATAAAAGCCGATATCGCCAAAGCAACAAGTTTAAAAGAACAAGGATATTCTATTGATGACATTTCAAAAAATATGAGTATTAAAAAGACATCTGTTGAAGGTTTATTAGACATAAAAACTCAAAAAGTTTTGTTAAAAGAAGCTCTAGATAATCCTTTTGGTTCGACAATTAAACTTGGAGGACAAAGAGGCGCACTAAATATTGTAAATGAAGAAGGAGATTGGGATACTTGGTCAAAAACCATCTCTTCTCAAATTCTTTCAAAACAAACGGTACCTTTAGCTAAAACACAACTCGATCTAGCATTAAAACAGAAACAGGAAGAGTATGATGAGATTACATCCTTGACAAACCCAGTTGTTAAAAAACAACTTCTTCTTGCTTTTGCTGATGATTGTGACTCTTCGTCGGTTCATCTTAAAGCAGCAGCACTTCCGAGGCAGGCATCAAAAGTAATTTTATCTGTTCCAGAAATGAAAGAGAATGAAGCATATGCGCCGACCTTTAATAATGGAGAAATAATTGTTTTGATTCGACATCCTCATGGCGGAACTTTTGAGATTCCTCAGCTTGTAGTAAATAATAAATCAAAAGTGGCACAGTCTATAATGAAGGGTGCTCCTGATGCTATTGGATTAAACCTAAAAGTTGCACAAAAACTTTCAGGTGCAGACTTTGATGGAGATACTGTTATTGTAATTCCAAATAATCGAGGTCTTATAAAAACTTCAATGTCTTTAAAGG